ATCTCAGGAACGAGCGGTGTATTTACAAACCTTTCAGGCTCGACAATTACTGGAGATACGATTCAAGCAACTAGTGGAATTTTTGTAACAGGTTCTTTCACAGATCTTGAAATAAGCGGTTTAATTTTAAGCACAGGACTGTTTGCTTCTGGTACAGAAAGTGAGCCTTCGATTACTTTTGTTGATAATACAAATACTGGTTTTTATAATGCTGCTGCAAATGAAGTTCGCATTACAACCAATGGTACTGATCGTTTGACTGTTGATGATACAGGCCGGGTGGGTATCGGTACGACGAATCCTAGCCAAAAACTTCACGTAACAGGAAATCTCAGGGTAAACGATCAAGCCATTTCTCCTAGTATTTTCTTGAGGGACGACGATGCAGCGGGTGATGTCCAGTTTACTCAGAGAAACTCTGGCGATTTCGTTCTTGTAAATGGAGCAACAACAAGAAGCACAATTTTTGAGACAGGAGGATCAGAAAGATTCCGTATTACCTCCGACGGCAACGTCGGAATCGGAACGTCGGTTCCTGGGGCGAAATTAGACATTAAAGGAACAAGCGGAACATATCCAACGCAGATTATTCAGCATTCAGCACTTGACGTAGAAGGCGAATTTTTGCGCACTTCTAGGACAGACTCCGGTGTAAGGTATCACTCTATTGTTGCAAGACAAAGCGCAACAACAACCACAGGAAACAATTACATTCAATTCAAAATTCACGATCCTAGTGGAGGTCAAACAGCACAAAATACAGCGCTGCATCTAGACGGTACAGGCAACGTCGGAATCGGTACGACGGCTCCTGATGAGTTGCTTCATATACGGGGTGGCGTAGCTGAATTTAAGGGTACAAATACAAGCTCAATTAATGTAACTGGTGGAACTGAGCAAGTCTTTAAGTTTGGAATTGAAGGACAAAGAAATAGTGTTTATGGGCCTGCTGGCTCTATTATTTTTAGGCAAGACGGTAGCAGTTGGTCTGCTGTAGAACCCAACTTTAAGCCAACTCGCATTGAACTATGCACGCAAGATAGTACAACTACTGATACATCTGAAACGCCACGTCTTGTTGTAGATAAAAACGGCCTGGTCGGAATCGGTACGACGGCTCCTGTCTCACTTTTAAATGTTAAAAGCCCACTGTTTAACACTGCTGAGACTGTAGCAGCGTTTGGTAATAGCACTATTCCCGATGGACTAGAGATAATTACTAACGGCAATTTGGATTGGGGATTTAACGCTAAAAACAGCCGCAATCTTACCTTTGGTACGAATCAAAACGAACGAATGCGCATCACGTCCGGCGCCCTCGTTGGAATCGGGACGTCGGTTCCTTCTGTAAAACTCGAAGTTGCTCGTTTAGGGGCGGCCTGGACTGGAGCTGCTCCTGCTGCTGGGACTACATTATTCATTCACAACGGTAACAACGTAAATACTTCGCCTACTCACTTACAGTTTGGAGCTGGTAATAATGCAACCAGCGCAGTATATTTTGGAGATAGTGACGAGGAAGATGTTGGAGCAATAATTTATAATCATTTAGATGACGACTTAGCGTTTAGGGTTAATAATGATGATCGCCTACACATCACATCCGGCGGCCTCGTCGGGATCGGTACGACGGCTCCTGAAGCAAAGTTATCTATTGTAGGAACAAACACAACTGGCGGTATCAAAATTGTTGATAGCAGTACATCTGCATCTTCTCCAGGAATTGAAGTAATTGCAAAGCGAGGCGACGCTAACAATAGCACTAGCTTTTCTGGGAAGCTTTTGCTGTCTAGGAATAGAACAGAGGCTGCTATTGTGGAAGACAATCAGCTGGGAAGTGTTTCTTTCGGAGGCAACCATACTGATGGTACAGAAGCAAACATTCTGTATTCAGCAGCCCTCATAGGTGTCGCAGATGGAGATTTTAATGGTGCTAGCGATATGCCAACAGCTTTGGCATTTTATACAGGCTCTATAGGCTGGTCTCCAGACACTGCTAATGCTAATCCAGGTTCTGAAGCTCTGCGAATTACCTCCGGCGGCCGAGTCGGAATCGGGTTGACGAATCCTGGAGAGAAGCTAGAAGTAAACGGAACAATAAAAGCCACTGATATTAATTTTACTGGACTCGCTACATATGCAGACGATGCTGCAGCTGGAGCTGGTGGACTCGTCACTGGAGACGTCTACAAGACTTCAACTGGTGAGCTTCGCATCAAGCTCTGATGCTTCGGCAACCCGCCCCGCGCAAAATCGGTGCTTTTCTACTACAGTCACAACAGGTTACTAATAACTATGACCATCGCTTTCACATGGGCCATCGCAAATCTTGAGCGGGAAACCGCTGATGGTTTTGTTTATACCGCTCACTACACGGTTAATGCTACAGATGGCGAGGCCTATTCTGCTGTTCTTTGAAAAATGTTTAAATTAAAATAAATTTATAAAAACAATCAATACATGATTTAAAATATGAATATCAGTAATTTTTAATCATGGCAGTAATTTGGAATGTAGTTTCAATGGTCAGGGATCTTCCTGATGGAGATACACCTCCAGAGGGTTTGGTAACCACGTTACACTGGACAGCACAATTAGGACAAACAAATAGCTATGGAAGCGTAGGATTAGGGGAACCTGACCCAGATAATTACACTCCTTATGATCAAATTACCCAAGAACAAGCAGTGCAATGGGCAAAAGATGCACTGGGAAATGAAACAGTTACTTCAATCGAATCAGGCCTAGCAGCACAAGAAGAAGAAATTTTAAATCCGACAACTGCTCGCGGAGTTCCTTGGTAATTATGTTATATTTATTGAAGTTCATTTGTTTTCATGTCTTGCAAAAAAAGCGAATTGGTCTCTGGCATTAATTCTTTTGCTTCAGCCAGGGTCACAGGTGATCCCAACCTTATTGCATTTTCCTTAGACTTAATTAAAAAATTAATTGACACTCTTGATTTCGATCCTGAAGAGGAAGAGGTGTGTGATGCCGATCAACCTAAATAACGCAGCAAAGTACTACAAGGAATTGCCGCATCAAATTGCGGCATTCAATTTTTTGGAATCTAAAATTCCAGAAGATGTGCTTGATGAATTCGCAGAACTTTACCGTGCTGGCCCGGCTGATCCAGCTAAAAACATAATCACGCCACAGGTCATGCAGCAGCTTACCGGCTACGCTGCAGATAAATTTGATGCGACCTTCTGTGGTGATTTCAATAAGCTATTAATGGCAACAGGATTCGATAAATTCGACTTTGCTGTTGCCATGCTCACTGCAAATTTAATGCATGAAACAAACAATTTTATATGGCTCAAAGAGCTAGCCGATGGCTGGGCTTATGAAGGACGTACAGATCTTGGCAATATACAGCCAGGTGATGGCCCTAAATTTAAAGGTGCTGGTGTATTGCAATTAACAGGACGCTATAACTATGAGCGTTGCGCGGAGAAGCTACACGACCCTAAAATTGTTGAACGCGGATGTGACTACGTAGCTGATCAATATCCTTTCCGTTCTGCTATTAGCTGGATCGAAGACAACAAACTATTAGATGTTTGTATCCATCAAGGATTTGATCAATGCTGTTATCGCATTAACGGCGGTTGGAATGGGTACGATGATAGACTTGCCAAGTATCAGATCTGTAAAAAAGTCTTTGAGATTCTCTAGTCTTATTATATATATATATAGTTTTTAACAAGCTGGGCAATTGCTTCTGGTATCTTAATCATCATCAGTAAAACAAGATGAAAAAAGATAAATTATTGCGTGTTAATGTTTGTTGGGAAATTAATAAAGAGCGTAGGTGTGAAACCCTATCAAAGGATCAAGCCTACGCTCTACGTAAAAGCATTCAAAAAGAAAATGGAATCATCTTTTGGTTTCAGCCACTAGATGATTGATGCCAGGGCGCACGAATATGCAAATCTCCCAGCTCTATGGGAGGAGGTACAGAAGGAGGTTGACTTTCATGCCACTCTTCTTCTGCGTTATCTAGTTTACTAGACAAAGTTGCATAAAACTTTTGACGACTTACCTCGCGGTTAACGTCGTCAAGAAATGACCTATTGCTGATAGTGAAGATTACTTTACCATCCGGTGGCATCAGCCCTTTTTTACAGGCTTGAGCGAGTTGATAGCCTTAATAACTAACTGCACGATGCTATTGTCTTTCAAGGGAGAAATGCCAATGATTTCAGACAAGGCTGCAATCACGATCCAAAAGTAAGGATTGGTAAGAATGTCTTCCATGTTAATAATGTTTAACATCTTTAATTATAATTGCTTCTATTTTTTATAGATAAAGAAAATATTAAGATCTTCTAAATATTCCCAATTTAATTTTTCCCTGCCTATGAGCCACTTTTTAAAAACCCTCAGCTGTTTTTTAGGTATTGATGATTCGCATTTAAAAATTATTGAATCTCCTTTTTGTATATGCAAAAAGCATTTCCTAGTAATGCGTGCAGCTTCTATTAAAGACTTGGCTCCAACATTACCAGTTAGCTTGGATTTAATTTTATTTACACGTTTGTTTTTCCTGCAACTATTCCAATCATTTATTTGCCTGTTGGAACGACTGATTGCGATGGCAAAATTCCATATGCATTTATTGTTTTTGACATTAACGGGCGTCAAAAAAGCTTTAAGAAGCTGACCATTATCAAAACGTTTAATAAAAGTAAGCTTCTTTCTTCTTTCACAGGTCGAAGGCTTCGTCATCATTATCAGGAACAAAAACCTTATAGTCCCGATTAGTTACCTTCTGGTAAACGCTTTCAATAAACTTATGATCATCTGTTCTTTGCTTTTCAGTATTGGTTTCCCAGAAATATTCTTCAGACTTCCCTAGTCTTCCAAACTTTTCATTGGGATACTCGACATTAAAGTATCGCGTGGAGACAAGAAAATCTGGGGTTTTGAGTTCTTCGGGTGACAGAGAAGGATCAATAAGACGGCATCTGTTGTTGGGATAGGCTGCAAGCTGACCATTTTGCAGTGCGATGACATTGAAGGATTTGTGTTCGTCTGGGGTTTCCGCGAAACTGATGTCTGTGCGGCTGCGATCACCGTTAAAGCTGTCGATAGTAAACAAGTAATCACCACAAAGAGTGCCAAAGGTCTTAGTACGTATTTCCCACCGCATTGTATAAGTAAGATTTTTTTCAAGTGTGACAATATCATGGCTAAAACAATTCCAAAATTGCAGGTTTTCAAGATCAAGATCTGGATCTGGAGCGACAGGACATTCAGGAGAATCTGAATCCCAGTTTAGAAAAGCAGATATCGGTAGCTTGTCATAGAGCGCACCATATTCCGGTAAGTAGGTTTCAAAGTAAAACGGCCTCCCCGGTAAGGACTTAAGAGAGACCCAATAACCAAGCACGTACTCACCAAACCCATCACGTAAATCCCTAAGATACTCTTTACGTACCCAGACTTTTTGGGGCGGGATGTTAGTGATAAGTGTTGACACATTTAAGTATCATATTGTCTACACTCTAACTGCTAGGGCTCCTCTTTGCAATACCGCTCAAAAGCTTTTGTAGGATTCGATTTATGCTGTTTAGCTGGCCCGCTCCAGTAGGAAGCAATGAGATCCTTTACTTTTTCTGAAACTAATACTTTTTCCGACATGCTCGTTTTGCTAATACTTTATTCTAAAGGGCAAAATGCTTATCCTCTGTTTAACAAAGGATAAAATATGACAGGCAGTTGAGAATTAGGTTTATTATCCCGTTTCCACGCCGCTTCCCAATCAGACAAGGAATGATCATGGGTTGTGTCAAAGAAACCAGGTGTAGCATCGCCCAATAAATTGCTCGAACTTGTAGTATCCTCGAGCCCTAGATTTACAACAGAAACATCTTCACAAAGAACGTAAACAATATCATCCTTTGGCTCAACAACTAAACCAACTTCATAAGCACGTGGTTCATTTTTTGTCATAGAAATGCAGATTAGATATTTACCCACAGGCAATGGGTAATACATGTCATCCCCTTTATCTAGACTGTAAGCTTCATAAGTATTGTATAAATCTGAACCAGTGGCAGCAACAGTATTGTAGTAGGGATAGTAATTAAAGGTCTCTCCCGAGAAAATTTTTGCCCAATCAGTGAAAGCTTTACGCGCAAGAGCAGGCATGGAAATAGTTACAGAAGCCGGATCAATACTAAAATCTTGGACAGCAACTTCAGTACTTATTCCAGTTTTCTCGAATATGTTTCTGCCAAATTTTTCTATTTGATTTGTATCATAGACAGATATATTTAAATCTCTAGGCTTAAAAGAACCTTTCGTTAGGATTATCCAAGCTGGAACAGCCAACTCTACTTGGTACCAAGCGTTGTATGTACCTCCTCCCATTCCGCCATTAGAGTTTCTAAGGGTATCAGAAAAACCCACTGGCTTATAGACAGGCCCTAATTCACCTGTTATAACGCGGAGGGTAAGCTGGTTAAAGGTACCTAAAGGGAACGGAGTGTTTGCATTTCTCCCTCTTTGAGGAGTAGTTTGCGATATGCGTGACATTATAAGTTAACTGTATTAACTTAATTTTAGTCGAAGATGTTCTTTAGCCTTGTATTAATAAAGATGGGTGAATGATGTGCTTTTTGAATTGAGAAAGGCGATAATCCTCTACCTTTTTTTGCTGCTTCAAAATTCCATAGTGTTTTATTTTTGCAAAATCTAATTCATACACCAGAGGATGAATTGTTTTCGGAGCTACGTCAATATTTAAAACACACTCCCAGTGAAGGGGGTTTACACAGTTGTCAACTGTACAAACATCTTTTTTCCTGGTTAGTCTTAGTGAACCTATATCCCCCCATGCTGCAGTGTACATAATCTTCGCAACCATCAAATTCTCAGAGAATGCTTTTGAAGACTCTGATCTATAAGAAGGAAATGTCATCCTCTTACTCTTTATGTCACAGGGCCAGCAATCATTAGTGCCTTTTACATCTACATGTTTTAAAAATTCTAGAAAGCGAATTTTATATTCGCTATCTATATAGTTAATGTCAAACCCGCAGGAGTTCACTGAGATTCTGTGAGCACAGTGGTAACACCATTTGTCTTTGATGTTACGTATGCTGTGCCCGTGAATGCAATCCATTCCTCGATAGAGCCCTAGGTTTTCCAGGCCTTCAGCATCGAGGATATCAATGTCCTTGTGAAATGGAAGAACGATACGTTGCTTTTTCTCAGGCACTTTTCTTTTCTTTGATAGTACGAAAACGGAGTGCGCCCCTGTGAGACACATTGTTGACCCTAAGCCCTTCCCATGCCATAAGATCCTTTCTGTTGTCTTTAGATTTATTTGTTTCTCCGTGGATAATGTCTTTACCCGAAGGGTCTTCTCCTGTCCTTAAGTAGTAAACAATTCGGTGTGCATGGTATTGCTCTCCAAACAAGCGGACGACATAGTACTCACCAGTTGCGTTCCACTTACCGCACATTTCACCCTTAGTGCGCCAGCCGTCCTCGTAAACCCACTCTAGTCCGCTTGGATATTTATCAGAAAGTTTCAAGTATTCCTGGGCCTGTTCGAGCGAGTTAAATGGAAGTGCTTTGTAGCGACGGCGAGTCAATGAAGACATCACAAAAACCGATTACACCTTTATTTTAACTAAGACAAAAGAAAACGTACACTAAGAATATTAAAAAAACCCCCTTATTCAAGGGGCTGCTTCTTGGCCTTTGAGCTTAGGCGGCCTGCTCTGTGTCCACCTTCTCTTCCAGCACCTCATCGAATACCTCTTCGAAGTTCGCGGCAATTGTTTCCCATTGGTACATAGGATCCAGAGCTCGTTCCTTACATGCCATTCCGATTGCCTTTAATTTTTCTCGATCATGATACAGGTCATTAAGAATCTCAGCAAGATGATCAGCGGAAGGGACTGGCATTCTTCGATTAAAATTCATGTCTACATCAACGAATGCAGTATCAATAAGAAGTCCAGCGCCATGGAAAATTTCTTTTAAAGAAGTGTGATCTGGTACAACTTGCGCCACACCACAGGCAGCATGTTCATGGTTGACAAGACCATGCCCCTCGCCTTTACAGGTATTTACACCCACGTCTACTGCGTTATAAATAACATTTAAAAGTCTTACTGGAACATTAGGAGGGTGCGGACTATTTGATGTCATGATGATGCGCCCATTTGCATCAATGCCACGCTTATTCATTTCTTGTGCAAATAATGACATGATGTCCCAGCCTTGATCTTTAAGCCCCATGTGCATATAAAGCATTGCATCAGGCTTGTCTTCCGCAAATTTAGCGAAGGCTTCAATGGTCACGTCTTGACGCTTACGTGCTTGGTTTCTATTTCCATTAAACACGATAAAGCTTTCTTCTTTGAGACCAAGCTCTCTACGACATTCAGCTTTATCTAAAGTTGTGAACTGAGAAGTTGTAACGCCATGCGGAATAACTACAATTTCTTTAGGGAATCCCGCGTTCATAAATTCGCGAGCGCCAAACTGGGTGTAGATAATAAGTTTATCCCAAGCAGGACTCTTATCAAGTAAGCCGCCTGCCCACTCATAAGAATCCATGGGACAGTAAGCGACAAACTTGAAGTCCCCTTTCTTATGTAGATTTTCAATCTGTGAATAGATTTGGTTAACAATCCAAACATCATTGTTTACAAAGACAATGTCAGGTTTTTCACGTTCCACAACTTCGCGGATACGCTGCACACCAAATGGTTCTGTTTGGTGTCGATTGGAAGATGGATACATCCTGAATCTGTTTTGCAATTCAGGTGCGGGATCACCCCACCAATTGTTTCCGAGAACAATGATTTCATATTTATCATCGAGTCGGGTAATTAAATTTTCTGTTACGCGAGCGAAGCCGGTCATGGCAACAACGTCACCACTCCATAAAATCTTTTTCTTAGTCATAAAAAACTGCTACTTCCTGAGTAAGTGTAACTTATTTTTCATAGATATTCTTATAGTTCTCTTTGTCATTTACGTATTCAAGAACAGACGGCCACTCATTCTGCTTCACAACAGAGCTCTCATTTCTAATGCGAAGTCCCCTCAAACCATTTGCACGTTTATATTTTTCTTTAGTAACAGCCAAATTATTTGTGCGACAGTATTCGATTAAATTTGAAATAAAATTTCCTCGCGTAGAAGACTTCTGTCCGATATTGGAACAATGCTCTAAGTAACTTGGGTAGAGCTCAGTGTTAAAGTTTGCATACTTATGATTGCCCTCTTGGTTGAAAGGCTTCTCTCTGCTCACACCAATTGCAGTCCAATAATCAGGATCATAGATTATGTATTCTCCTAACCAATCATGGAGTGTTGAAACGCGACGATCGCGCTCACTCTCTTCCTTGTGGTAACCCTCAACACAAGACGAAGTGGCCATTAAATATTCTTTCATCGTCTCTTCCGACATTGAAAGTAACCAGTTGATCAAGCCCGGTAGTTCCTTAGAAAATTCTCCACCTGGTTCTCCAGTCTTGCTAAATGAAATGAGATTTCGCTGTTCGGACGGTTTACCTTTAAACACACGGTTAAAATATAAAGTAATGCGTCTTCTTTGAAGCCCAGTACTTTTATCAGTGGATTGAATTTCTGCATTAGCTGTAATGATAATCATTCCTTTGTATTGAAACGAAGTAACATTTGCTTTATTCTTGACTTCATTGCGGACCATATCTCCCCCACTTAAGTTTTTCAGAACGCCAACACTTCCCCCATACTTATCTTGGTCTGGCAAGACAATTAACTTCTTTCCTGCAAAGTTAGTCAGCTCAAACTTATTGCTTTCCATTTCCTTGAAGCTAGTTGTAGCAATGTTGTCGCGCCCAACAAGAGCAACACACAAGTTTGCGAAGGTCGACTTGCCAGTCTTTCCGTAACCTACGATCTCGAGGAAGCGCTGGATCTCATGATGCTGCAAGAGTACAGCCCTCATGAACGCACGTAAGAGTTGGACACGGTCTTCACGCTCATCTTGAGTCCAGTGCAGCCATTCAATGATGCTGCTAGGCACTTGCGTTTCGTCGTAGGCATATGGCTGACGATTAATCAGAAAAAGATCGTGTACAAATTTAACGTTTTTGTTAAAAGGAATAAGTTTTTTACTAGGCACATGGAGTATTCCATTTGTAAATAAAAGATATTCTCGATCTTCATACCAATTATTAAAGTTAAATTTATTACTTAAAAGATTTTTAATGTCATTAATTAATTTATTATCATAACCACTGATAAGACCAGACTCAGTTAAGATATCCAAACGTTCCATTAAGTCTGCACCCATTTTATTATCAGAGAGAAGCAACCATTGCCCAGTGCTTGCATCGAATAAACGAAACTGCCTAAGCGTTTCGCAGTATCTCAAGTTGTCATCGTATGCTTGTACGAGTAAATGAAAAATTTGACTTTGATTCAATGAGCCTTTTTGCTTCCTTGTTTGTTTCAATTGGCTGCCTCCTCCATAAAAACCCACAAGTTGTTTTTTATCTTCCTGTAGAAAAGCAATCATTTCCTGCTCAAGCAGTTCAATCGGATCTTGTTTCTCCTCGTGCTCAAAGTTTTTTAAGAATTGTTCCGCAGCAGCAACCTCTGTGTCTGAAACAGAATGGGCTTTAAAGTCTTGGCTGATACTGAAGCCATACTTTTTAGCCTCCTCAATAAGGGATCCAATCCCCGCACCTCCTTCCCGGTCAAATGTTTTCCATTTGGACGCACATATTCCAGGCTTATACTTTTTAGATTGCTGACTCCATTCATCCCAAATTTCTAAGCAGCTGTCATCAATAGAATGCAGAGCTTGACCGGCAGAAATCCAGCTGTCATAGGTGTCGCAATGCTCAATCGGTAAACTAAAGATTGCATTTCTAGCAATACGAATATCTCTTTCAACTGTAATTTCACTATTGATTGCAAAATTAATTCCTACATAACGCTGCCTCTCGATTGAAGGAGTCCCTTTCTTTTTATTTTGCGCATGAACATTTGCGATGATCCACTCTGGAACAAAGGGAAGATCTTTACAATGCTCAAACCCTTGCCCTGGCATTGTGTAAAACCCTTTTGTATCAGGGTGTTTACCCATGAGTACACCCTGGCGCTTTGTCCAGAGAACTTCTAGTTGCTCATTTGTTTCTCCAAGCCAGCGATACTTTGACCTCGCGAATACATCAAAGTCATTCTTTGATACTTTATAAAGCTTTCGTAAACGTCCTTCCTTCCCACTTGCAATTGCTAGTGTAGGCGGTAGAGCTTTGTCAAAGGTTTCTGTCGATAGCTTTTCGACAATGTCGAAAGCACTTTTACCATCAACATCAACCCATAACAAACCGTAGGGCTCGTTACCTACCGGCCCAGAAAGTAATCCAACTGCTTTTGCTTTGTTCGAATAAACTTCCTCTGCAATTTCAGAAACTGACAGTGGATTTTTTTGCCACCCTAAAATGTAGGGGGCTTTATCTTGTCCAAGTGGAGTGAGGGGCCATGAACTAGGAATCAGATCTAGGCGAATTTCACCTGGCTTGAGTTGAAAATCAATAGACATATTAGTTCCTTGCGTCTAGTAATTGTACGGTGATATTTTTGTCAGGACATATATTCGATTTCAACAAATTGAAAGCATGTAACTGCATCGCAAAAGGCACAATCAGAACGTCACCATCTACAGCGTTAGCGATGATGGATTTTATGGCACGAGAAAACTCCGCCGGTTGAACGACGTATTTCATTGATTGAATTTGCAGCTGTTTTTATTTTAGATCCGGTAATTCAATAATCAATTATAAGTAAATTGAATAGAAGACAATCAAGAAAATAAAAAAACAAGATAAGAAAAGGCAGTGGCTGCAAGGGGATTTGTGCGGTGCCCTTTAAAGTAACCAGTACTACTAAGGGCATCAACGCCCTCGCCTTTAATTTAATTATTGCTCCGCCTTTTTGTAAGCCTATTCTCAACGTTAAGATAAGTGTCAATTATTTTCAAATATAAATAAGTAAAAAAACTTACGGTAATAAAGCGAGCGCACTCAAGCATGTCAAAGTGATTGAAAATAATCTATACAAGACTTTAACAAAATTACATCATCTTTCAAGTAACCTAGGGCTAAGTTACAGCTCGTGCATAGCAAGCCTCTTACCTTTTTAGTCTCATGGCAATGGTCAACGGAAAAATGTTTTTTCTTATGTCCGGGATCTTTAGAACCGCAAATCTTGCACCGATTGTTTTGGTTTATAAGCATTTGTTCATACTGTTCAACGCTTATCCCGTATCTTTTTTTTAAATCTTTAGCCCTCATTGATTTCTTTTTTTCGCACATATTTTTTGTCATTAGATAAGATCTTTGTCAACAGGGCCGAACTTATCCAGTTGTTCAAAGTATTCTGCGCAACACTTCCACCAATCGTCCCTTAAAGAGTCTAAGAATTTTCTACTAATTTTAAAAACCTGTGTACGCAGCGGTGTTGAAACAAGGATAGCTGCCTGATCCACTTTAAGTCCCAGCGTATTTTCAATACCAATATCATACGCAGCTAACTGTTTAATAGTTTTTTTAAATTTCATGTAGCCACCTAGTAGATCTCTCCACTCTTGCGAACCCTTTTTCAAAGTGTCAGGCCAACGTCTTGAGTAAGGTTTAACTGAAGTTTTTAAATCAGCAAGTACAAGCTTTCCTTTAACGTAACCGATTACATCTGGTGCCCCAGCAAAGCAGTGACCTTCCTCATTAATTCCAAACACTCTAGCCACACCATCACCGCCAACAGTGAATTGATGTTCTTTTAAAAGAGGCCTTTCTGCCCATATGCAACTATCAAATTGATCTAGCACTGCTGGCATACCCGTCCAAAAATCTGCATAGTCTTCTTTTATTTCTGGTTGTTTTATTCCATCAGCTAGGTAGTGTTCCATGGCAGCATGAATTGCTGTTCCTCTTTCTGCTGCTGCTTCTTTTACTCCAGGGTTTGCCTTACTCCACATCTCTAATTTCTTTTTATCAGCTTCGCTCGCAATCTCTGAGAGTATGGTAGTAACCGAAGGTGCCGGACCAAAGGGAGTAGTGTAGTGTCTTTTGCCATTGATAGTTATGCGACACTCCTTATTGTTTAGCGCCTCCATTTGATCCTTTTTCCATACCTTTTTGCAAGTCATCAATTCTTTATGTATTAAGAAAATAATATAATTCTATTTTTAGATTATTACTAATTCGAATTTGTAATTGGCATCATGCAGCTTTAATTCATTAAGGCTATACTTTTAATAGTTATAAAATTTTCATGGCTTTGGCAACTCAAGTTCAAATTCCTGTAGACACAGCAAATCAGGCGATGAGAGAAGCACTTGCATTTGCCGCACGCGCTGAAAATCCTGTATTGATCAGCGCAATTACTGACATCGTTGCAAAGATTGAGTCGCTTAAGTTCATGGATGCATTGTGTGATGACTTAGACCGTCACTTAAAGGTGAATAAATTTGGATGAGGATAAGAAAGCGGAAGCTGATGCAGAACGCTTCGCTAAGTATTTCAGAGAACTTGCTCGCTGGATGCCAGAGCCCCCCTCCGATTGGAGGGAAAAGGCTCTGCCTTCTAAGTATGATGCAATGTATGAAGCAAGGATTAAGGCAGAAGAGTCTTAATTTCTTAGCATCGATTTAATCTTCCAAGCTGCCAGGAACATTTCACCAACCAGCTCGGCAATATAGTTTTCAATGTCAGGAGCATCAATGCGCTCTGCTTGTTTCCTAATGCCTTTAAGGTTGACCGCAAAGTTCTCTAGGTTTGTATAATAAGTGAGCAGCATATTGCTGGGTTCATATGATTCCACATGCTTCACACCTTTTGATGCGGATTTCAAACCTTTCTCGCACATTGGAAGAAGGTAATCCATCGAACGGATGTACTCACCCACCCGATCAAATTGTTCTGCATGCGCTTCGTACTGCTTTTTCAGAAACTTATGCACACCCAAAAAATTTGAAGCCTCATAGTTTAGATGAATGAGGTGTGACTGAATACGCAGGTGGTCAAGCGTAGCACAAACACGAGTCAACTCTGATACAAACTTTGCTGTCTTATCATCTTTCTTATACTTAACTGTTGGCTGCACCTCTTGTGCAACAGCTTCTTTATTATTGTCTGCGAAGGGATCTGGGAAGTGGGCCATCAGTAAGTGTTGAAGCTACGTGCCATATTCTAGAATATATTTTCATTTAATATGTATCTAATAATTTAGAAGAACCCTAAGTATTTACCAGCCATAGGCACTGGCGCACTTGGTTGTGGTACCATTTCACTTTTCATTTCTTGAGGCATTTCCATAGCTTGTCTCCTGTCTTCATTAAACGCTGTAATGATTTGATCAAGATCGTTTTGACTATTCACATTTTTAATCCCAGCTTTGTCTGCATAGTATTGATAGTCTTGTGTATCAATACCTGCATTTCTTAGCGGAGCAAAGAATCTCGACCTTGGACCAGCACCAATCAAAGAAGCTACAAATAAATCTTCAGGATCTCTGCCGCTAAAACCTCCGCCCCTTCTGTTATTTCCTCTGAAGTAATCGTAATCACTCCTTAAAAATTCACCCAGCGTCTTACCATCGAATGACGCACTGTTTTCACTCGCTTTTATTCCACCGCTGAAGTCCCCGAACAGGTCATATAACATTTGTTTTAATCAGGATTATAATTCTATATTCTTTATTTTAAGGCATGTTGCCCTTGTTTACCTGAAGGGCATTAGAATGTTAGAGATAAAGTATATGGATTAAAGTTATGCCACAAGGTCGTTATTATAATTCTGAATTAGTTAAAGATGTGTATGTAGTTAATCCTTTAACGACAGCTATAAGCACATCTGGAACTACAAGCAATGATGCTTTTGGCAGGCTAAGGGTTTCGAATCCTTATACTTTGTTTGAGTCTTCTCATCGCTATGTAGACAATGGCGAATGGGTTGAGTCAACAGCAGCAGGAGGTTCTTCTGCCTTTAATGCAGATGCAGGCTTACTTGACATGACAGTCACAACTGCATCAGGCTCACAAGTATTAAGAGAAACTAAAAAAGTATTTAATTATCAACCTGGAAAATCTCTGCTTGCTATTTTATCTTTTAATTTTGAAGAAGCTAAAAATAATCTTAGGCAGCGAATCGGATACTTTGGTACAGAGAATGGCCTCTACTTGGAACTAAACAGTACTAATGAACCTTCATTTGTTGAGAGAAGTTCTGTTACAGGATCCCTAGTCAATACAGAAGTATCGAAAACGGAGTGGAATATTGACACCTTAGATGGCAACGGACCTTCAGGGATTACTTTAGATCTATCAAAGGTTCAAATTGTTTGGTTTGATTTTGAGTGGCTCGGTTCCGGTACAGTCCGATGCGGATTTGTAATAGATGGTGTCTTCATTCATTGCCACTCATTCCAGCACGCAAATGTTACTTCAGGAACGTACATAACTACAGCTTGCTTACCCTTGCGTGTTGAACTTACAAACACTGACACTACGGCTAGCAGTAGTACTTTGAAACAAATTTGTATGACAGTCATTTCAGAGGGTGGCTATGAAATAAGGGGTAACGCAGCAGAAGCAAAGTTACCAATCGGTTCTCCAAGAGATCTTACAGTTGCTTCAACAGTGTATCCTCTTATTTCATTACGTCTAAAGAGCACACGCATTGACGGCATAGCAATCTTGGATTCATTAAATGTATTAGGTATTACTAACAATGCAAACTATTGTTGGGAAATTGTACAAGGAGGCACGACTTCTGGAGGCACTTGGGTTACAAATAGTAGTTCTTCATTAGTTGAGTACAACATCACAGCAACAAGTTACAGCCTTGGTGCAGGCGAAGTGTTAACAGCAGGCTACGCAGTTGGTTCAAACCAAGGCTCCACTGCTTCAGAACTGCACCGTGATAATTTATTTGAATTCCAGCTTGAACGCAACAGCTTCACCAGCACTCCTATCGAACTTATCCTCGTTGCATCTAGTGATACTGCAGGTGCAGATGTACTAGCTTCAGTAGGATGGCAAGAAACAAATAGGTAAAGTCAAATGGATACGCTAAGATAATAAAAAGTTATGCTGATCTTAAGGAGGTAGTAATGAATTTATTAAAACAATATAAAAAATTAGCAACCCTTAATGTTAAAGCAGAGCAATGTACGACCAGGGAGGAAGCTAAAAAGATTCTAAAGAAAGCTAAAAAAGTAAACCACAAAGTAGGATTCGACCGATGGAAAAGTACCAAGTAGAGAACTGGAAGAAGATCAAAGTAGCTCTTGAAGAAGCAGGTAAAACCGATTGTTTCTTTTATAAAAGGGCCGCACACATTTCAAAAAATGGTGCAGACATACCTGGCCTCGACACTGAACTGATTAATCATCAAAGCCAGAAATAAAAGGACGTTGCGTTGCGTCGTTTAGTTCCTGATTCTCCCGTATGTATTTGTCAGCCGCTTCCATCCGCTCGAACCACTGGTCACGCATTGCCTTTCCAGCTTCGTTGAGACAGAAGTTTTGCCACAAACCTGTGTAGGTTGCATGCCTGGGATGGGCGGTATCCTCTCTACCATCACAGCGATACATGTGTTCTAGAAAAACAATACGTTTGTTTTCTTCATTAACGTCCCAATCAATTAGGGAATTGCCGACCGCACGTGGTTTATTCATTGGTCAAGCAGACGAAAATCTTTAGTACTGGTGATGAAACAAGTAACATCATCTGGACGCAACTCTGCAATCAATGAATGCAATTCATCTTCGACACTTTCTGTGAACTGTTCTAAAGTTTTTCCTTTAAAGGAATCATACTCAATCTCTACTTCAACATTGAAAGAGATGCAAGCAACTGCGCTGGACACGTTTGTTTGTGAAAGTCTTTTAACTTTATCATAAAAGCTTCTCCAAACTGTGTGCTTGATTCCCCTTATACTTCGCTATTTGTTCTTGAATAATGTTGTAGTAATTGATAGCTGCTCTGACCTGCTCGTCAGGCTCCATGCAAGCCGCTAGATTTTCATTAGAAACCATTGCACAAGTAAGTAAGGTCACGCCCAATTCAAATTTATCTCCAAGCACTGCCTGCAAAGGAGTACCATCTTGCGTGAATCTTGTAAGTAGATCGCAAAGTTGCGTAGCTTGTTCGTGATTCATTACAGTTAAATTAACTTAAAGAACATTACTTTTACAATAACAGAAATAGTCATAAGCATTCATTGCATTCACGTGAAATCTTTTGCTCATCATTAAACGTTTCTTTTTTTCTAGAAAATCTTCATACAAATTACAATTGTACTCAGGAACAGAAGAGTCAATCGGATCCTTTAAAATAAGTATTTCCTGATCGACAACTTCTATTTGCATTTGAAAATCTTCAGCAGCATCTTTATGAGTGCGTGAAAGAAACTTAGCTTCCTTTTGAGAACTAGGAGCCTTTAGCTTTTCATAAAATGTTGCGTTCAAGTGTGGGTGCAGATGAGACCATCTACCTGATGGAACTGTGTCAACATGTGTCTTGTATTTTGGAGTGAGTGCTGAATGAAAAGTTGAGAGTGTCATTTAATCAGATGAAAAGAATTGGATCATCCACTTCTTCACAAACCTTAGCATGTGCCTTGAGCCCACTGCAGAGCACAAGAGCAAAAAGTGTAGCAGTCGTGACAAGACCGATAAGTCTCATAGAGCTTTTGAAAATAAAAAGATTCATTGAAAAGAAAGTGATTAAAATAATTTAAAACATATAAAGATCATGTTCAGTGAACTGAAGTTTGAGCCAGCCACTAAGGATTTATTTTGGGAAGAAAAAATAAAGAGAGCAATAGAGTCAATGGAAACAACAAGCGAGTTAAAAGAACTCGCGATCCTGCTCGCTAGAATCGCGACACAAAGAGCGGGAGTGATTAACGGACTTACAAAAGCACTAATGGACGCTGAGCTTGGTTCAAAGTGACGCGTCCTCTCCTGTAGGGTTTGAGGCAGGAAGGGCTTTGGTTTCACGCGGAGCAGCGGGAAGGATTTCTACTCCTTCCTTGATTCCATATTGACCATTGAGCTTTGCTGCGATCATCTCGCAGTAGGACTGGATGTAGCCCTTGTATTTCTCTTGATCAGACCAGGTCTTTTCGTAGTCCTCCTCTCTAATCATGAACTTATCAAGAGCTTCAGCTGCTTCATCAACGCTTCCAGCAAGAGGCATCTCGTAGCTTTCGATGCCACAGATCTCAACGCCACGCTCTCCTTCCATTGCACGCTCAAAAGAGCAGCTGAACACAGAAAGAGCATGAACTTGTTGGGAGAAGGTTGCGCTTACCTCTTCTTCATTCACTCGATTAAGACAGGACTCCACAGCCCTGTCAAATTCTTTTGTCTTGTTAGAAAGATCTACACCATTGAGACCTTTGATTGATAGGACAAGAGGCTTGTTATGTGCACGCTTGTTATCTTTTGTCAGTATATACACACAATACATTGTACGTACAGTGTACTTACGTTTGTAATCACTTTCCTTTGCTGCATTCTCTTTGTCCTCGTCAAACAATTGCTTGGCGATGGGATGATCGAAAGTACCAATCATTTCTTTATTGCCAACTGTCTCTTGAATAATCAGAGGACTAACATGCAATCTTTGAAAGCGGATGGATGTAAAGTTGATACCCTTCTCTACTTTTTTGGCTGAGCCATGGCCGCCAAAGCTTTGCTCGTAATTAAAAATGACAGCACCTTTAGGATGCTCAGGGTATTCCATGTCTTTCTCAGAAGCTGTCCATTCGCAATGCTGAAGGTCTTGCTCTTTCAGAAACCAGCCCATCCTCTTTGATTTATTTAGGGGCTGGAGAGTAGCAAGTGTCTGATAACCTGATTTGTATTTAGCACTTGAGAAAATTTGGAAGTCGCTGGCTGAACGCTTTTTGATACTTGATGGCATGGGATTGTTCGTGATGGTACGTGATTAAAACAGTTGGAAGCACCTAGGCGATGCTCCCAACTCTGAAATGTTAGCCTTAAAATGCTCGTTGTCATCGAATGCATTCACCTGAGCTGGCGGTGTCTCTTGTATAGTCCAACCATTCTCAGAGCTTTCTGGCCACAGAGATTTCGCAACGCTTCCATCAGAGATGTTTACTTTAGGTTTGATCTCAGGAGTTGCTCCCGGTTGTGGCCTAGGAGGAAGAGTCATTTTGGTCACAGAGATCTGAGTTATCTGACGAGGTTCACCTGTAGTTTGGTCAACCCAACCTCTTGTAGATAGTCTGCCTAGGATTGTGAGACCTGATCCTTTACGGGTGAAGTCAGCCATGAGTCTTGCGATAGGCAACTTGTCATTAGCTCCATTGATTGCCACCAAATTAAACAGATCACTCTGCCCATCACCGGTACGAACTTGAAGTGTTTGGTTAACTATCAAGAGTCCATCGCTTGTTCTCTTTACATTTTTAGGATCTGATTCATCGATGTCTTTAATACAACGTCCAGCCAAAAGGACATCGTTGAAACGTGTGAAGCCATCACCAACAGGTTCAACTGAACCTGAGATGACAGAAAACTTTTTTGTTTCTAAGTCGTGACGTAGAGTACCGCGATTAACAAAGATTTTCATGCCAGCATGCGCACATTCTTGAAACATCTTTGCTCGTTCACCCACAACTACTAGTTCGAGCGGAGTGTCTATTCTGTTTTTCCCTGCTTGCGTAACGTTGGCCAAGCATTTAGATACAAACCAATTAGGATTACTGTTGTCAGGGAGAGGATCACCAATAAGAGTGACAGTGAGAGAGGAGAAGTTCATTGCGGTGAAAAAAGTTTGTTGAGAGCTGAGCAGACTTTGTCGTTGCTCAATAGTTTAAGAGAGTCAGACAGACAGGTGTAAATACCCTCTGCATCATAAAAGATTAACAGCATTTGTTGAGCTTCATCATCACCAGTTTTATTTCCAGTTAACCCTTCTAGTATTTCTGTACCCATATCTGACACCAGAAGTTCAACTAAATATTCAATTGCAGTTTTATATTGACTGGGCTTCATCAAGTAGATGAGGTCACAGATCAAGTCGTGGTTTGGATCCAAAACAGGTTCCTCAGAAGGTTCGCGAATAAATGAAAACATTAGTGAGTCTCATACCAACATGATCCTAGTTTCGCATCACCTTCAATAGGAACTCTAAATTTAAAATCATTTCCTGATTCTATAAAAGACTTTAAAGATAATTCTTTTACCTTGTCAGCCACGCCAGGACGACATGAAAGCTGTACTTCATCATGAACAAAGGCATGTTGTTGCCAATCAATACCATAAATCAATCCTTGCGAATTTAAATTACGATGAATATTAATCACAACTTGCTTCATCAGAACAGCACCAGCTGCTTGCAGTAAAACATTTAAAGATTTAAATTCAGATCTACAGAACAAAGGACGTTTGTCAAGACCAAGAAGAAACCCACGCCGTTCTAAATTTGAGCTGAGAGATTTTTTTAAAAGAGCTAGTGCTGGCACACCAGCCATGAAAGAATTGATTGCCTCTCTTCCAAGCTGCTTAATCTTTTCAGAGTCTGTTTCATTTGGGTCAACGATTGTACCTGCTTTGTAGTAACCAGCTCCATACAACACTGCGTAAAGAAGTCTTTTACTTATATCTCTTGTCGCCACACCAAACTTTTCTTGATTGAAACTATGTATATCTATATCATCATCACAAACTAATCTTCCATACTCACCTTGATCATAGATAGCTAAGTAACCAGCCAAGCATCTCAGTTCAAGTGCCTTAGCATCTACGCCGATAAGATCAAAACCATCAGGGGGTAAGAACAAGGAGCGACATTCTTTTCCAAAGGGCGAGTACCCAGCCGGAACTTGTGCCATGTTGGGAGACTTATGGCTAGCTCTACCAGTGATGCAGCCATTGGTAATGAGATCACCATGTATAAAATTATCATCTGTAACTAGCTTTAGCCATGCATTAGAACCCTCCTTAATTTGTCCCAGCCTTTTCTTGATGAGCATATATTCTGAGAGAAGTTTTGCCTCAGGATATATAAGTTTTTCTAATACTTCGTCATCAAGAATTGGGTTACCTTTCTCTGTTCTTGCAGTAGGTTCCCACCCATATTTTTCTTTAAGCCTTTCGCAAATCTGCTGACGGCTACCAGGATTAAACTCAATAACGTTTGGCCTCCATACCATCACTCCCGTTACGTAACCTTTGTTCTTGTTGTTTACCTTTGGTGTAAACCAATCACCCTCATCCTTTGAAGGGAAAGCCTCTCTAAGCTGGCCCTCTAATTCATCCTTTCGCTTTTCAAGTTCAGCCACCAAATCATTAGCCGCATCAACATCAAATCCAAAGCCAGATCTAATCTGTCTTTCAATACATCGAGCCAAGTCATGTTCCAGACGCAGCGCTCGTTCGTATTTACGGGGCTGATCACACAACAGTTTGTATAACTTGAACGAGACACTGACATCTTGTAAACAATAATCAAGCATTTCCTGTGTGAATGTACCAAAGTTTTTGAAATCACCTTTGTAGTCTTTGAAGCGGTGGCCCCAGGCTTCCAGAGAAGCAGAGCCCATAAGACGGGAGGGAACATGATTGAAATCAACTTGATCTATTTCGTAAAGTTTTTCTTTAGGCCACAGCAATCTCACACAGACCAAGGTGTCAATTACTTCTTTAGTAGAGAAATCTATTGCACCCGGATGCAGCTTTTCTATTACAGGAATGTCATAGAAAATTATATTGTGACCAATGACAACATCAGCTGAATCCAGATGAACAAGAGCGTTGCTAATGCGGTCAGGCCTGTAACTAAAAGTCTGTCCTGAGTTGACATCTTTAATAACGATACAATGTATCTTGTTAACATCATTGTAAAATCCGTTCGTTTCTATGTCAAAAAGAAGAACTACTTTATCCGAACTTGGAGGCAGAGGAAACTTCGAAGTCGTGCGAAGAAAGGATGGAATCATTTTCTTTTAGCCAGTTTAAAATTTGAAGGGCAATGGTTTGTTGTGGGGCATTAAAAGCACGAGCTACATCTGATGCACTGTTGATAGGAATGAGAACAAACTTTCCTGCATCTTGATCAGGCTTTATGCAATGAGTGATGCCGCTTATGTTTGTAGCTATTACGTAGCTCATGAGTTACTCCAGATAAATGCCTGCTGATAATCATCGACAAGAAGTTTCATACCAAGAGTGTCATGAAGAACCTCTCTAATCAAACGACCTTTGCCGATAAGCTTTTGATCATAAGGGCTTTTAATATTATCGTCTACGATTACTAAGGAGCCATCTTCCAATAGTTCTTTTGCAACGAACAGTTCTTTGAGATGATGAGCAGCAGAATCATGGTCATGATTCCAATCATCAATATTAAAAGAATCTAAATAAAGAACTGATATTGGATGAATAAAAGAACTCAGATAAACAACGCTATCACTTTGAGTCACATAAGCACGCTCTGTGCTTCTACGAGCCAGCTCACAAGCAGCGGGATCGATATCAATAGACACTAATAACCCTGCGTGATACTTAATAAAAGCATCAAAGAGAAGAGTAGAGCAACCGTCGCCTTCATAGTTATTCACCTCACGATATGTACCTGTCTCCACGATAACGAGATCATCTAGCAAATGTTCTTTGATGTATTCAAATATTTTCTCAAAGCCATCAGCCCTGGCACGAAGCCTAGGCTTTACGAGTGCAAAGAATTCATCCCAAGTTGTGTGGTCTCCTTGCAATGGTTCAGGTGTACGCACATCGGGGGAGCGATTTGAGTTGGGTTGGATCTTGAGAACTGACATTGTGTTGGTGATCAACGAAATAAATTTAGCCCTGATGAAAAATAAAGCAATAGGTTTGTTGGATTTAGCACCGATATAATTGGAGAACGTTCACCGGTTTACACCGGCGCACTTCTTCAGGCAGGGAACGGGGCCTGAGATTTGACGATGAACTGACCATGGAAACACTTTGCTACAGGGGAATCAGCTACAAGCGTTCTCCTATTGAGCTTCGCTATCTTCTAAACTTTCGCTCACAACTGGATAAGTCTGAGCGAGATCTAGACCGATACAAGCCAACAGCTCATTCTGAAGAGCGAGCTGCTGCTTGATTGCATCAAGCTCTTCATGAATGTCTTGATGATGAAACCGAAGAGGCTTCTGAATTAATTTCTGAAGCCTTTTCTTTTTAGACATTTGTAAATGATTGATACCTTACAATCTTATCTACAACTTCAGGTTTAATCGAAACTTTTTCTGATATACGTTTGATGCTATATCCATTTCTTTTTAGCCTACGAATATTTTTTATAGCGTCTTCATCTATATGAGAAGAGCCACGCATGAAACCGTAGCTGTTTGTTCTGCACTCTTCACGTAATGCATACCTCTCAACTGTTTTAAATTTAACATCACAGGTTAAGCACCTGCAGTAACGCGCAGTGAAAGAATCTTTATGTTGTGTGCAGGTGACTTTTGTTTTTTTAGCATTGCAAACAGGACATTTCATTTGTTAGAAATAGATAATGGCTTTAAATAAAAGGTGCGTTTCATATCGCGTGGCATGTTTTTATACTTAGGGGGATGAACAACACGTTCCTTTGAAGGATCAATATTCATCTCTGGACTTTGTTTAGTCCACCATTTTCCTTCACACCAAGCACAGTTTCTGAAGCGGAGAATGAAACCATCCCCTGTATAAACTGTGTCCTTAACGTAAGAAGATCCCGGACCTTCTCTTTTACAATCGGGGCAAGCTGGAGCGGGATAGAATTTTCTTTGGGGCATCAGTATTTGAATTTAAGGTAGGTTACTAGTTCTTTAATCTTTCCTAGTACATACTCATAGCGTTTCCACTTCTCATAAGTTTCTTCATCCAATTCATACTTGGATTCTTTAAACTTACAAAGGTCACAAACATAACGTCTGCGAGTAGCAGTGGAAGTTTTATCAGTGCATGTAATTCGGTAAGACTTTTGTTTACAGTTAGGGCATTGGGCAAGCTTAAGCTTGATAGTATCTTTCATGCACCGATAGATTCAACCTGAGATGCGATCATTAAATCTTTATCTTTTTCTAGATGTAAGCGACTGGCTAACACCAAGTCTACTCTTCCGTTCTCATCCCATCTAACTTTACAATAAGGATGGTATGAACCTCTCTTATTTTTAATAGTAATTATTTCTATAATTTCTCCGTGCAATATATTGGGTAGCTTTCTTTGCTGCATGCTAATTTGATTGCCTATCAAAGTCATGTTTGATTTTTTCACAACTCTTTGACCAGGTTGCAAACGACTGTAAGGCTGTTTCTTTCTTGGCATTGGATTGAATTGATGTAAGGGATCAGAAAAGAGTTCCAAGGAGAGTGATTGCTTTTACCTCTCCATAAGTAAGAGAGAATTTTTCTTTCCCGCCTCGACTTTCTACATGGAAGTCAAGACCTTCTCCGTTTGTCCATTCAGTAGCTTCGATATAGTCAGGTCGTGATGCAAGATGGCAAAGACCATCTAGAGTGACTGACTTCGTTACCCGTTTTGATTCAGTGAGTTCCATCATTGTTTGGTTTGGTTTGTTTGGTAGGAGCGGCGGGACTTGAACCCACATGAGCTTTACAGCTCGGCGGATTTTAAGTCCGTTCTGTCTACCAATTTCAGCACGCTCCCTGGCTAGGACTTACATCACGTCGGAGAGTGGATGCCTAGAAGGGGGTCCGAAGACCCCAAAGTTATTTATTATTCATCATAATATTTTTGTGCGTCCTCTGAGCATAAGAGAACATCGTTCTGACTCTCCAATGCTTCTTTCAATTCTTCTGTTACATTCTCTTTGAAAGAACGATAAGGAATGAAGATGTCATCCTCTTCAGTCTTGTAGTCCTGGTGTGTCTCTTTGAACTGACGATTTACATCATACAAAATATATTGCACCATGTCATTGATCACTTCCAAAGTCTTCGGTTGAAGATAATCCCAAGAATATTCAGGGTCAGGAAACAAATCATCCTTCACACGATTCAGCAGTGCTAGCTTACATTGCCATTGATCATCAAAGATGTTGTGAAACTCTTGGTAGTCGTTTTGGTTTTTGAAATTGGGGATGCTCATTTGTTTTTCCGCTCAATAATAGAATTAACTAAATCAATAATACAGGCAGACCGACCTTTGGTGGTTTCAATAAAAATTTTATCCCACCAGTCAGATACAATGTCATACAGTTCTTGTTGTTCTTCAGTCATCGGTTGTTTTCCTGTGTATTGGTGGTTTGCATGGATTGAAATGATAGTAGACATGGTTGTTTTAATAATGTATTTAATAAAATAAATTGATAGTAGTAACTAGGACTTACACTTTCGGTGTCTCCTGGAGGCGGCGTTACCTACCGGATGCCTAGCTGATTCGGACAAAGCAAACGTAGTCTGCATTCGATTAAGTGTCTCGCAATGTTCAGGAGATCATGACATCCAAACTGATTCTTTATATTCATTTAACATTTGCACACATCAAGCTACACAAAAAAAATCCCTGCCGAAGCAGGGATCATTTCACACTTCCCCTAGCTTTTTACATAAGGTTACCTGCCATTGCATGTAGTTTACCCCTTCTCTTTTTACCTTGATCAAGTTTCTCTCCTCCATTCTCTGGAGCTGTTCCAGATATCTCTTCTGACTTGACGCATGCCTTGGAAGGAAACAAGGGGCCTGTGGGTATTTTTTGTAATGGTGGCGGACATACCTCAATAGATTTCTCTGCATAGGCGTTAGTCTCAATCGCGTTGCTCCTGTCAATGGCATCTTCGATTCGGTTGCGTAGAGATTTAAGTCCATCAATTCTTTGCCTATATATAGAAATGTTTTTTGATGTTTCTCTTATGTGCTCAATCCTTTGAGCTTTACTAAATCCATCAGTCAGTACATCGATGAAGTGGTTGTTGATTGCAATTTCGTCACTGATTAATTCTTTGAAATCGTAAAGAGATAAAGGTCTATCTTTAGAGTGCAGAGCTTTGAACATTGTGCCGTGAGTTGTTTGCATGGTGCAGATGGTTTAGTGGGATAGAAACGTGGGCTAGTCCCATAAAATTGTGGGACTATGGCACAGGGTTATGCGTGACCCTGTGCTTGGGTGGCTTGTGTCTCCTGCGCTGCTTTCTCTTGCTCCATGCGACGGTTATACATGTATTGGATTTGAGAAAGCAGTTGCTCTTCATTGTCCGGCCCAGCCTGTGGGTGACGACCGACGCCGGGACCGCCGAGCTTCATGAGCTCCCTGATCTCTTTTGTGAGACGAGGTAGTGCTTTGGCATCGCTTTCGGTTGAAGCATCAAGGACTGATTGGAACAGGATGTTGATGAGTACATCACGCATCTCCATAGCTGGTGGTGTTGCCTTAAGACCACCTTCGTCTTTGCTTGCCCTCTCATTGTTGGCGATAGCGATGTCTCTAAAGGCACTGCTCCGGCAAAGTGAGAAACGCTTCTGCATCTGCAGTGCGATTGCATAAGAAGGCACGTTGAGATCAAGCATGCGCTTGGCGAAAGCGATGTGCTCATCCCGCTCCGCATTAGTACGGCGGTTTTTTGTGTTGGTCTTTGTCTCGTTTTTGTTGGTCATGATCAGAGGTTGAAGTGGATTCGAATTTAAAGCAGGGGCCTGGATAGACTACTGTGATTCCTATTTCAATGCGAGTTATCCATGCTGTATGGGTAGCTCGTAGGAGAATCCAGTCGTCATTCAGCCAGTCATACAAAGCCTGAACTGAGCTGAAGGCTACTGTCACTGGCTTTGAGAGGTGGGGCGACAGTTCGATTATGTAGTTGAGGGTGCATCCCTCTCCGCTGAATCGGAGATCTGCTCTGGTGGCAGGAGTCCGTGGTCTATCCATTCGCCTTCGGGGATGAGGTTGTCTGGGTTGTTAGGATCTGGGGCCATCCAGCCTTCTTCATCAAGCTCCCACCCTGATTCCTCTCTAAGTTTGAAGATCCGATCCTGTCCAAGGATGGCAGCTTCTACTTTGTCGAGGTGGTCATACCAGTTCGGGTGGAGCTCCTGCATCTGGAGGTTCCATCTGGCCGTGTAGTTGTCAGTCATAAGTCAATGTAGATGTCGTCTGATTGATCTTCAGTTTGTTCTTTGCTTGCAATGGACACCGGCTCTAAGTAACCGTCCTCACCTAGCACGTAGATGAATTCATCCATGCAATCTTCAGGTTCTCTTAACAATTCGTTTGGGTCCATGTTCATCGGGGTGGGTTGAATGTACGGGTAATTGTACAAGTCGGGGTGGGTTGAATGTACAGGGGGATTGTACAAGTTTGTGTGTATAAAAACCGATTACACCTATAAATTATCTTGGTACTAAAGAAACGTACACAAGGGGTAGAAGTGTATGTTTTGGTTGTGGATAAGTGTGATCGGGGTAGGTGTAATCGAGTTTTGTGCATGCTTTGTGTTGTTGTGGTGCGATCAGTGGTTGCTTTTGTCATATGTAAATGATCATTGTTTTGATGCAATGAAGAATTGATCCTCTCTGCCGTTCATGGTTACGTTGTCTTGCCAAGTCAGACCGATGCTGGTGTCATTTAACACACAGCGAATCAAGAAATCATCAATGGCTGGCGCATACTCAACGACATAAGCCTCGTTCTCCCAGTGAACGGTGTGACCGTTCATCACGGCGCATTTAATTTCTTCAAGTGTCATGGTGGTTAGTCCAGTGGGTTAGCTAAGGGTTAGTTCATGTAGTCATGTACATATCATCACCTTCGTCGTCGCATCGCCAGTCGATCTCTTGCTCACAGAGATAGGTCAACAGCTCTGCGTGCTCGCTCTTGAGCGGTGGTTGCTCGCCATCTAGTGGCACCTCGAAGCCACCTGAGCATTGCCCTGGCCGCCACTCCGCTGGATCAAGCAGGCTCGTACGCACCTTGTAGACATCCTCAAGGATCGCAGTGGCGATGTAATGCGTGGTCCCTTCTTTGTCGATGAGATCAACGTCAACTGAGATGACCTCAATGATCTTGTTCGTGGTTTTCATAGGTCTTGTGGTGTTGTTACTGAGATGGGTTCTCAATAGTGTTGGGTGTGCATGTTTTCCGATTACAGCTTAGCTGAGATCCCTTGCGGTCACTCATAATCGGAAATTAAATGACACAAAAAAACCGATTACACCCCTTCGCAAATCCCCCTATAGAAAAACGTACACTAGGGGAGTTAATGTACAGATCATTAGTCTCAAAAAAGATTAATGAGATTGTCTTGATTGGATCAGATGAGACTCAGCTTCTGTACATAAGACCCTCTTGTGTACGTTTTCTCTATAGCTAAATAAAACAAGGGTGTAATCGGTATTTGTGCACTGATTTTCTCGATTGTTACAGCAAAAATCCCTGAGATGCATTGGCACCACAGGGATTCACTCAAGTGCATTAAGTTCAAATACAGCTTCGCCTTGCTCGCGTGGTATCATCTCGCCCCTCTTGATTCCTTATTGCATCTCCCCTGTTACTTGCTACCTTTCAGTAGCTCCACTCAGCTCGTGCGCATCACACCAGCCCAGCCAGACGCAACCATGAATCCTCATGGTCTGGTTCAACGACATCTCCATCAGGCGTGGGGCAGACGCTGTCCATCGTCCACTCATGAAAGGCAGCCATTGATGGCACCTCATGCCACTTGCCGTTCCACCAGAGCTTCAGGACACCCTTGAAGCCCGCAACGTCTCCATTCATACGCTGAAGTTTGCCGTTGATCTTTGTCCGTTCTTTGCCGTTGACTGTCCTGGTGCACCTGACACCGTCCTTAGATCGGAACACGGTCTTGTTAAGGGGCAGTTGCTCTTCTAGGGAGCGCTCGTAATCGATGTCAATCATTGTTGAGTTCCTCCTTAAGTTGCTTGAGACTAATAGCAGCACCGTCGAGTCGCAGCTTGCAAACCAGCCTGTTAAAAGGGAAGCCAGTGGGACTAATCACCTCTGTATAGGTAAGCTCAATGCTGATCGTATTCATACCAAAGGCAATCGAAAGATTCTCTGGATCAGCATGACGACATGCTCCCTTACTACCTAGCTTCTTTCTGTAATCATGTTTACTTTGCTCGATCAAAAGTAAGAGGTGACCTTTGGTGTTGGCTGAAATGTGCATGGCGTTGTTGTTCATTTGTTTGATGATTCGAAAGTTGCTCTTTGGTCTTGAAGCTTTCACACGTTTGATCCTGTGAGAGTTTAAGGCTCTCACCCTAATCATTTGTCGTTCGAGATCTTTCTGAAGATGTTTGCTGATCATGTTCATGAGTCAACTAATCTGTCTTTGATTTGATCAATTTGATCATAGATGTTTGTGTAATCGAGTCGGCTCTTTACTTGATAAGCAAGTAATTCCAATTGGTCTTCAGTTAATGACGTTGTGTCCCGAAGATAGATCTTGATCTCCTGTTCAGTCATGTCTTTTCTGTGGTTTTGGAAGTGAGCTCTTGAGCCTATTGCGTTCTAGTAAGATACTCCTTGGGTACAACAAGGAAAGTTGTATTAAACGAAGGGTCCCCTCTGCTGAATCGTAGATTATCGTAGTCAGACACCCTCGCCCGCCATCCATGATGTATCCTTTGAAGTGAGCAGCGCATAGTAATTAATCATGAGTCATTCCTGGTAACATTTGGACGAGGCTTAGGAAGCAACGGCCCAGTATGGGTGTGTTTACTTTTGGTCTGCTTCTTATCTTCCTCTTCCGCGTCAGCTGCGAGGTCGAGGACAAACCTGCCGAGATAATAAAGGGTGGAGCATAAGACACCTAAGAGAAACCCACCTCCTGGAACGAGGATGAAACAGCCCACCATAATTATGGTGGGCATCCAGTCAAACCCTTTAGATTTAGTCATTGAATTCAGTGATTGTTCCTTTGGATTTAATTTTGATCACACGACGTGCATCAAATGAACGCCATTGTTGTATCTTGTTATCACGAACACGAAAGATGTTCGCGTCAACATTACTGGTGTCTCCAGTACCCTTGATGTCATTCACATCCTTTGGATTGAATGTCATCTGACGTTCGCTGCCATCCTTTTTGATAAAGGTGACAGAAACATAGCTAGAGCCAGCTTCATCGATCAAAGCTTTGATACGTTCGATTCTTTTCATTGCTTGATACCCCCCTTAACGCAATACTTGACTGTACCCATGAAAGAACGGACAGATGCAATCTGATCCGCTGGTCCATAACAGGTAGTTTCAACATGTTTATTAATCTCTTTTTGGGCTGCGACTGTTAATAATGTTCCAATACCAATACCAGCAATAATTGACAAGAAAGATTGGAAAAAGTGCATTGTGTTTGTGGGATAGTCTTGGCGACAATACGTGTCAAGCGTGAGAAATTTGTTCTTACCGAGGCGAAATGAATTGATCATGGGTTTAGTTGATGTATGTGTGAGACTTCAGTGGTGATGAAGCCTTGTTGATTGAATGCTAGGGGAGTTGTAGGCGCAACCCCCCAAACCTGGGTCTTACGCTGTAGAGAATCATGGCGCGAAAGCACCACACAGTCACGCCAAGATGCAGCCCAGATCACAGTGCTCAGACCATGGAAAGGTACTGATCTGTCATCCTTACCTTAGAGACCTTACGTTTGATGCCAGTGATCGCACGAAGGTCTCTGCTCGTTTGAATCATTAATGATTCCATCGAAGCATACAGAGGATGAACAGCTGGCGCAAGGTTAATGGTTGTTTCGTATCGATATACAAACAAAGCCTCTATCTTATTTCTGTATCGTTTACGGTTTGCATATAAGTGTACACAAACTGTGATTAATAAAGCGATGCCAGAAACAACGTGATGATGTAAGTGTTGCCGGTAAAACTTACCGGTTTCATAGCCTAGTTCGTAACTAGTTTGGATCAGAATTGACAGCACATTAAGTGCCCGAAGGATGTTGTGATTGTGCATTGGATTGTTGAAAAGAATAGTGGCAGACTCATCAGCTAGGGGATGCTAAACCCTAGGACTATCCCCGGAGGGATAGTTTCGTCGAGATCAATTGAACAGCAGCTCAGAAAGCTCGTGCACATCTTGGCTTACATAGGAGACTAATTTGCCACCCGTGCCATGAGCAGGGATGAAAATATCAGTCTTTGAACCATCACATAGAGTGCATGATTGACACTTAGCTTGTGAGTTTGGAACCTCAGTCGGACATAGCTTGCCGATGTTAGCCACATTGGTATCGCCCTTGTTAACAACTGAGAAACATTTCCACCCCTTAGAAGAGGCCTCAAGATAATCACCGAAAGAATCACATGATGCCTGGAACACACCTATGAAAGCATCAGCAAATGAATGCTTCCATTGATGAGTGTATCCAGTGTGGCCCTCAGCTTTCTCATTGAAAGATTTCACAATAGAAGGGTCGATCACAGAAGGATCCCCATAAGCACCCCATCTAATATGACGGCCCGATAATAACCGGACAACATTAAAGCAGCTGTTAATGCCTGGGTATAAACCCCTCTTGTATGCACGCCAGATAGATAATGGTGCTTGACCTGGATTCACATAACAAGTCCTATGTAACTTGCCATCAGGATGTAGACGAAAACGATGTGAACAATATCCACATATAGTTTCATCTAAGCCTGATTTAATTGCATCAACAGGATTAACATCCTCATGCAATATCCAGACCTGGATCATATTACTGGTCTTCTTATTTGAAGACTTCATTGTCATGATTACAACGAAAGGTTCACCATTGATAGGTGAAAGTCCGCGCTGTAGAACGTAACCGTTACTTGACATGTTCTTAGTGGTGATTGAACAAGTGGCAGACTCATCAGTCCGGACATGCCAAGTCCGGAGACTATCCCCGGAGGGATAGTTTCGTCATTAATTAAGATCAGGACGGAGTTTGAAGAATGCTTCCTTGGCATCAGCCACGGTTGCATAACCTTTCCAGCACATTTGATCTTCGTTGTTAACGAAGCAATATGTACCCTTTCCAGGTTCACTCAAGATATAGGCCACGATTGTATCGTGGTTATAAATTCTCTCGTGATAGTGTCCACAATCGTGAGGGATTCTCTCAGATGTGATCAGTGGTTTCTCCATGTTCTTAGTGGTGATAGAACAATTGCCAGCATTGCTGCTGACAATAACTGCCGGAGGGATTGCACACTCCGGACCCGCTTGAACGGAACAGCTTTCAATATGGTAATTACCAATTGAAATTAGGTACGAATTCAGGGGAGGGTAACTTCTTCAACATTTGATAAGTCGCGACGTTACAATCTACCCTTACAGAATGATCATCGAAGGATCGACGTAAACTACCCGGCACACAATTGCGGCCATGGTAACCTTCATCCCAGGCAAATAATGCCTCACCTTTGTCGTTAGAAACCACCCAGATTCTCCGAGGGTTTCCGTTACGATCATTGTCTGCACAGAAACGTGCATATCTATGCTCAACTTTCAAGTTGTCATAGCGTTTCTGTTGACGCTCAGTCATACTTCCGTAAGCACAGAGTAAGTCTGGATTGTTAACAGGCATGTTCTTAGTGGTGATAGAACGAATGTCAGCATTGCTGCTGACAATAACTGCCGGAGGGATTGCACACTCCGGACCCGCTTGAACGGATCAGCTTAATGTTTGAAGTTTCCGATAAAGTTCTTCAATCTGAAGATGATTCATAAGAATATTCTCACGATCATAATCAGTGAAGTTCATCTCTTCACCTTCCTTGAAAGTATCAGCGAAAATTTCCATGCAATGAGAAAGAAAATCAGCTTCAACTTTAGAAAAAGAAATCATTGTCTTAGTGGTGATAGGACAATTGACAACATTACTGCTGCCAAGGATCCCGGCAGGACTCGAACCTGCACAGTCCCCCCTTGGGACCGGGAACGGTGAATCTATGAGTCCGCTGCGGCTGCCACTCCGCACAATTTGCCTACCATCAGCTTACAAAAAGCCTACGTTTCAGCTACAGAGGATGTCTCCCCCTGGCTGTGACACACACCATCGGTGTCACGCGCATCCGGGCCGGACTGGGGCTGGCTCTAGTTCGCCCACCTGCAACCAATCGGTGCCGGTACTCTTCTTCAATTGTCTAGGTGCGCAGGGTGGTGACCTGCTCGGATAACTGTAGCGCTGCGGCTGTCACCCGCCTCGCTTGGTTCAATCGTAGCAGATCCGGCGGACCTGTCAACCGATTGACCGGAGAGCCCGTGGCGTCCCCGATGAATCCACTATAGGCCATCAGCGGCAGTGCTGCAACCATTCCGTCGAACACATAGGAATGCGTGCGCGATCATACACCATCCACATACATGCCCGGCTCACCTGTGGAATTGAGGAAACTCCTTGCGCCGCAATGGATCTCAGCGTTTTTCACAGCTAGAACGGTGGTTTTCCACAGGATATCTACAGGAAATCTTAATATTTCCCCATCTTTCTCCCCAGGAATTGTCAGGATATCCCCACATTTCCCAGGCCTGGCCCCGTTATCCCCAGGGTTATCCACAGGCACATCCCCTGTTTATTTTTTTTCCTCTCGGTTTGGGAAAAATGAGACCCGCGCTAGAATGATCAGCAGAATATTTTCCCAAATCGGCCTATATATATAGCTTTTTTAACCAAATTTTAACCTTAAAAAACAAAAAAAATTATTTTTTTTAAAAAAATAGGCCCTATTAAGGCCCTGATAAGTTAATTATTTTAGAATTAATACAGATAAAAGCAAAAGAAGTAGCATGGCACCCGGAAAAGTAACTAAAAGAGAGGCTTTGAAAAAACTTCGTGAGCAAAATAATAGAGTAAAGAATGCATTAAAGCCTGTGAAGGTTTCTAAAGAGACTGCTGCTAAAAGAAGAGAGTCCGTTAAAGGAAAAAGTATTGCAGAACAGTTAAATGCTCCCGGAAGACCCGATTGGAAAAAGCGTAGAGAAGAAAGACAAGCACGAAAGGCTAAAAGTGATACTAATCAGAAAGAATTCAATAAAGTACTTGCTGAAAACACACGCCTTGTTAAGGCGTTAAGAGAAGCTCGTGACTCTGCTAAGGAAAGTGGGAGGATAACTCCAAAAAGAAGAGCAGAAATACGGAAAAATGAAGAAAAAAGTATTAGAGATTATGGCAAAAAAAAATAAGAAAAGATAGTATTAGCGGAAATTAACAATGGCTAATCCGGATTATTACGATCTGCGCAAACTAAGGTCTTTGGTTCAAAAACCTAAAGGCAAACCAAAGGCTAATCCGAATACAGCTTTATTTAATAAACAAACAAAAAAAGGTCAGTCTAAAAAGCGCTGACCTTTTTTAAAGGAGTTAAGCGAAGCTAAACAGCGCTGTCATTAAAAGTCATAGTCTTAAATCTTTTTGCTGCATCGGCAGCTCTAAGCATCGCATCCTCATCTGGAACAGCGAAGGCAAGTACTTTTTTACTATCGGTAATAAAATCACGAACCGTAAGGTCATCGGCACCAGCAGCAGCCATATCTAAAGCTTTTTGTTTAATATCTTCAAGACCTGCGACTCGATCAGAAAGTTTACTTTCGTCCATAATAAGCATGTAATTTACATGACAAGTTTAGCAGCGGTAAAATATTAAATATATTAGAGATATAGAAATGCGTTACCAGCAGCCAAGCATGGAAGGCACCTTATTCGCAATGCGCAATGCGGAAGGTGACCGAGGGATGGTTAGAAATATTCTCATTGGACAAGCAGCTAACAGTGTAGGCAACATGCTGCTCGATGCTTTTGAGCCTGAACAAAGAAAAAGAGATGAAGAAAAAGATTTAGGCGATCGGTTCAGAGATTTTACAAGGAAAGCATTAAACATTGGCACAGGAGCTAATTACGCTTATCAAATGGCCAGAGGTTATGGACTCTTTGATAAGCAACCTAAAGGTGCTGTACAGGGAGAGAATCAAAACTTCAATGAACAACCTCCGGAAAGTCCGCCACCCAGGCCCGGTGCAGCAGAGCAAGCACCGAGTCAAATCGAGGGCTACGCCCCTTACGGTTTATTAAAGGGCAGTGAACCCACAATGACTGAACGCACCCGTCAAGGTGAAGAGTTAGTCAAAGCAGCGCGTGCCGAACGGATGCCCGGTTTGGTTGTCACTGACCTAAGTGCAATGGTCGATGACGACATGATGAATCGACTCAAAGGACTGGAGAGAGAAGCGGCTTCTTATCCAAAGAGAACAGAAGAACCTAGTGATTACGAAAAAGGCGTTGCTGCAGGTATGGAAGCAATGGCCATGCGTAATCTGCAAAGTCAGGCTCCCAGTCAAACAATTGACGTTACCTTTACAGAGCCAGAGCGCAGATCGACTGCTTACGTGGCTCCAAAACGTAGTTCAAATCCTTTGCTCTCAAGAGAGCCTATGGGTTTCAATGAAACCTATGGAGTCAAGGGCGGTGTACCCATGGCACGAGATGCCCGCAAAGAAGAGGACGCAGAAAGCTTAGCTAACTTCTACGCAAATTTACCAACCAATCCTGAGACAGGCGAACGTGATCTTGGTAACTTTGCTTCTAAGTATTTAGTTTCTAAAGGATCTATTGATCCAGATACTGTGATGGTAGTAGATCCAGAAGTAGATCAGCCTCGTACTTCCGGCGGTCTTCTCCAGGGTCAATTACGCGGTGAAACATTATATAATCAACAAAAAAATAGAGAGCCGTTCGTACAAGATCAACAGATGGATGCAATCTATTCAGGGGATGAGCAAGGTCCAGGCTTTACTTCAGGCTCACTTGCAGACATGTTCCTACAACAAGCGCAAGCCCTTGCACAAAGTGATGCAAGGTTTTATCGAAATGTAGGAGAGAGAATTAGCAACATGAAGCGAATTTTAAGTGGGGCGGAAGAAGTGCCAGAGCAAAAGTACACTCAAGCGCTTCAAAACACATCAGCTCAAGGTGCAGCGCAAGAGCAGATGCAAAACTTCATGGCACAAATGCTGGATGATAATGAGGCATCAAATAAAAGAATTCAAGAGCAAGTTGCCGCCAGAGAAACTCCACGTTTCGCCCCTTCACCTGAAATGGTGCCTAATTATGTTAGGCCAGAATTCAGGGCAGTCTCAGAACAACCTCCTGCTCGTGTTGCTCCTTCAATGACACTTTCTGAAGAACCTACTGTAAAGAAAACGACTATCATTGAAGAAACGGTTCCTGCTGCTCAACAACGCATGTCACCTCTTGAAGCTTCCGAAAGGCTGCGTCGTATTCAAACAAGTGGTCGCCCTACTGCACGTCAAGAAGCTCAAGATTTCCTACAGTCAATTAGAGGGCAAATGATCAATGGCTAATCAAAAAACCAATAAGTCTTTCAAGGGTGAAGATAAAGCTAAAAATACAACAAATAAAAACTATAGCTTTGTCACAAAAGCAAAAAAGAAGGGTATTACCACTGCTCAGCTCCAGGCAAATGTAGAAAAAAACCCTGATGAATATGATGAAAAAACAAAAGAAGAAGCAAAGCTAAGGGAAACTCTTGTTAGATTAAATAAACGTAATAAGAGTAAAAGGTAATGGGAAGAGATCATCGTTTAGATCTAGGACGCTACGTAAGTAATCCTTTTGATAAAAGAGGTAAGCAATTAAAAAAGTTAAACTTTAATGATCTCTTTAGTTCAAAACCAGAAGGTGGACAATATCCCTGGAACCCTACAAGGTTTACATCTGAAGATTTATTGCGCCGGATGAAAACCCGTAAGGTGACATTAAATCCGGATTTAAAAAATGTAGGTAATTCGCCTTACTTCAAAGATGGTTCGAAATTAGCTGAAGGCCATGAGTTATTTGAAGGGATTGGAAGGTTTAATCGTCAGGAGCAATATGATTTCACAGCAGGTAGACCATTAACAGCACAACGTCCTGAAGATCAACCTGATTTTAATCCTACTTGGATGAAGGCTTTTGAGATAAGCCCTACGATGAATCCCGATGATAAACCCAAAAATCCCAACCCAAGTTACGCTAGGCCTGATCCTAACGGTTTTATTCAAATGATGGCAATGAGTAGTGTCGAGAGTAATAATTCAGATGACCCATCTATTTCAGAATTACTTGCAAACAAAGGAGGCAAAGAAGAAGAAATAAGTGAGGAAGAAAGCACGGAACAAAGTGAATAGAATTTTTAAAGTATAATTGAAATATATTAGATAATAAAATAAAATGGCTGGGTTTCAACTAGCAGGCAAGCTCGCCCCTCTTTTATCCAAGGTATTGCTAAAGAGTGGTAAAGGTATAAGCAGTATTTTAGGCCCTGGCGGCGCTAGCAATCTAGTCAGAAAAGGCACAGTAGTCGGAGCACGTAATTTAAAGTCTCCCGCTATGTCGAGTGCGCTTGACAGTGCAGTAGTGGCTGCAGCACCTGAAGCAATTATTTCCACATTGACCCAAGGCCTTGGGGCTGGAGCCGGATCTCTTGTATCAAATGTAGGCACACAAGGAATTCTTGCCGGTTTAGGAAGTGTATCTGGAGTACCAAAAGGAGTGCGTGACATAGCGAATAACCCAAATTTGCGTGGGGCTGCAGGACAGCTTGCTGGAGGTGCGGTAGCAAATTTATTAACACCAAGAACACGGTCACTTCCTTCGCAAACAATTAGCCCTGAGCAACAACTCGAATTAGCGCAGTTACAAGCACAAGCACAGATGCAAGGCAATCAACTTAGTGCTAACTCCCAAGATCTTCTCACTGCTTTAAACGCAGCTACCGCCTTAACAGGTAATGCAGGGTCAATATTAAACGTTGGCCCCTATCAAGTTCAAACTTTTGATGCATAATTAGTTGTTGTAAAATAAAACATATTAAGGAGTTTTTATTATGGCTAAGGGACAATGGTTTGGGCAGTTAATGGATTATCTGTCTCAGGCAGGAAAAGCGGCTGCTCCTGTTGTAAAAAATGTAGCCATGCCTGCAGCAATTATTGGAGGGGGAGCATTAGCGCTAGGAGGACTCACTAAGCTGGGCCAAGCAGGTGTGGACGTAATTCAAGGTGATAGAAGAGCAACGGGTAGCGCTCCTCTTAGCGGACAAGGTCCCGGCATGAGTACTGAAGATAACATTGAGTTACTTAGCAAGGTTCTGGGTCTTAACGTGCAGCAGACAAAAGAAATGCTGCCACTTATTAATCAGCTTCAAAATGAAAATCTGCGTCGTGGTATGGAAGCAACCCGACAGGTCGGACAGATCCAAGGTGACCTTGCACGTCAAAAGTATGGCTACCAGTTAGCTGGAGGTGCCCAACAGCTTGGTCTCGGCACACTGCAAACTTTAATGTCCAATCCAAATCCCTACGCACAAACAGGTTTAAGCGGCGTAAGCAGCCTTAGCCTTTGAGGTGATTTAAATGACTAATCGTTTTAGAACAGGCTTTTCTTTAGGCACACAATTACCAGATATTGAGTTAGGTGGAAAATATTTTCCAGCAATGCAAGACATGTCTAATGATAAGCCAAGTGACATGTCCGGAGTTGGACCGATACAGCAAAAAGCAATGGAGCTGATAAATGAAGGCTATTCCGTGGATGACGCACTTAAATTAGCACAAAGCGATACAGTTAGCGGCGACGATAAGGTCTGGGATTATATCATAGATGCAAATAGCATTGAAAATTTTAGAAAAAAATTAGCATTAAAGAATGAGTTTGAAGCAGAAAGAATGGCTCAGGCTGCTCCTTATAACTTGCTGTATCAGATTCCTAAAACAATTATGCAGGGCGCTGTATTGCCTGCAACAGTAGCTTTAGGTGGTGCCCAAAGAGCCACAGATGCGCTTGCGAGAATGGGCAATGTTCCCATTGGAGGCTTCGGCACTAACCCAGCAGGCTCTTACAACTTTAGTTAATTAAAGAGGTGTTATCATGACTTTTTCAGGCAGCGGTTTTAATCCTACTTTCGGTGCGTTTACTCCCGGCGCTGCTAGCAACACTCCTTCCTTCGCAAACTCAATTAGTGCAGGTCAAAACTTATTTGGCACAGGCGGATTTTCAGGTTTTGGGAATACAAGTAATAACAGCGGCGGAGACTTTTTTAGTAGCTTCCTTGACGGTCTTGGTGGTAGTTCAGGGAGGAATCTTACTACAGGTGTCTTAGGAGGTCTTAATACAGGATTGGCTTTTAATACAGCCAATCGCACCACAGAAGCTGCTTTAGAAACTGCTAAAGGGCAGCTAGCATTTGCACAAAATGCACAAAGGGAAGCAACTCTTGCTCAGTTAGCTAATAATGCTCTTAATATAGATGCTCAATTTGGTTTTGGCGCTAATGCAAACTTTTTGCGTGCTAGTGAAGCTGATCGGGTAAGAAGGGATAGAGATCGTATAGCTGCGGCACAAGCGGCTGAGTTCGCTAACACTCCCGAAGCGAGAGAAGCGCAGCGTTTCCAAAACCGGTTAGCGATTCAAAGAGACGTTGCAGGTAGAATAGCACAAAGCCGAGCGATGTTCGGGTCGTCGTCCCCCCTCGACAACGCAATCTTATTTTCTTAAGGAGTTAAAAAATGACTGCTTTACTTGGCGCTGTTGCTGCTCCTTTAATCGGAGGTGCGGTGAGTAGTATATTTGGAGGATCGAAGAGCAGCGGAGGATCAGTCTCTGATGTTTTCGAGCCAGAGCCGAATGAGAAATTAGAGGAAATTGTAGATTCAGCATTTGGGGGACTAGATGCAGCAAGAAATTTTGGCAATTCTGCGTTTACCACTTCACCACAACGACAACAAAACGCTCTTGCTAATTACGAAGATTACAGGAATAATTTACTCTTTGGTGTTCAAACAGGAAGAGTTGGACCCACTACAGCTGGATTACAATTACAGAACTTTATTCAGAGCAACGATTTATTCGATTTAGATGAAAGATTTGGTGATGATTTAAATGCAATAAACAGACTATACAGTAAATCTGTTGTACCTAAACAAAATGAAGAGCAAGTAAAAAGAGCGGTTGAAAATGTTTTAGGCCGAGAAGCCACGGGTAATGAAATACTTAAGTACACGGCAAGATTTGAAGGGGGAATTCCTGGATACGATTATCAATCACTGTTAGGAGACCTTTCACAAACTCAGGAATATAAAGACAAATTCGGAACAGGCGGAGCTCTTGATGCGTATTATGATTCATATTATGGTAAACGACTTACAGAAACTGTTGCTGTTCCAGAAGGAGAGCAACAAGAGTATCAGCGTCCTTCTTTAGACGCAATTCGTAAGCGTTATGGACTCGGTGATGATTTTGGTGGTTATGACGTTTTAAAAGCAAGGCAAGCAGGATATTCAGATGATGAGCTACTTGATTATTTAAAACAAAATCCAAATTACCTTGCAGGTGATAATGTAGTCGGCGGCTCAAAGGATATGATTCGTGAACTTGAGAGAGGTTCTCTTAAGTTAGTAGACACATACACAGGTAAAGGTCTAGTACCTATTGACAGAGGTGAAACACCAGGCTTTAAATACCAAGAAGCTATAGGCCCTACACGTGAAGTTATCACTGACGATCGTGAATATAGATTTGCTCCTGACAACTTTACAAAGAGAGCACGTCGTAGAGCAGGATTAAAACCAATAGAAGACTTTACGTTCACTGGTACGATTGCTGAAATTGAAGATTTTCAACAGCAACGTCGCGATGAACGCAAGTATTTATATAACTCTGGGTTAACAAGTCTACAGGGCGATATTGATAAGAGTCTTCAAAATATTAAAGATCTAGGAAGAGAACGGCTTGCTGTTATCCAGGGACAGTACGGAATGGTCCAGGGATTAGCTGCAGGTTTGTTTAGTTAGAAAAATAAACTTATTGTATAATTAGTTTGTAGTTTCTAGAAACACAATCATGTCCAGACAATACAGCACCGATGAGAGATTGTCAGCGCTTGAAAATGATCCAGGCTTTCAAAGGCTCAGTAGGCAGCAGCAAAATGACCTTCGATTTAGCATCGTTCAAGACGAGTATGGCCCTAGTTTTGACCGTGGGCAGTTCAACTTCCTTCTGAACCGCCTGACCGGATCCAAGATTCGCCAGAACCGTGACGCACAGGCTCAAGAGCGTCAGAACATCTACTCACGAGGCCTTTCCAGTATGTTCGGTAACTTCTAATTCCGATCGATAAATGAGTCATGGCATCCAGTAATGTTGTCGACGCATTTTCGGAAGAGGAAAACAAATTTGGAGGAAAGAGTGAAGAACTCTTTAGTCCTGAGCAGCTTGATAGATATCAACAAGCTTATGACTTAGCCTACCGATTTGGCGAACGTAAACTCAGAGAAGAAGGTGCTCAAGAAAGACAAACAATCGAAAAAGGTGCCTCAGAACAGCGTAAAACCGAGCGAACACAAGAAGCTCGAGACAACGCTCAAGCACGACGAGCTTATAAGTTCTGAGGTCTTTTCTCACTTTGTAGAGAACTTGGATTCTTCTACAAGAGAGACTTTCATGTCTTTTGCTTGTGACAAGTATTCGGTTGTAGAAATTTACATATACGCACGGTTCCTTGGCTACAAAGGAACCGTTGCGGATTGTGATGTTTGGGTAACTTCACTTTTCGATAAGCCTGATCATATACATACTCTTTTATTTCAGATCAATGAAATGACAGAGGATGTACGTAAATTACGTGAAGATGTTGAAAGCGGTTTAATTAAAAGGGATGTAGGTGTTGCCAGGAATGCTCAAATGCAGCGTGAGATTCGAGGCAACATCGCCCAGGTTGAAGAATTTACCACAATGAAAGATAGAAAGGGGTTATTGCTTGCCGGAGCAGATAGGGCCATCCGTGAATTGCTTGCAATTTTTAAAGATGACCCTATCTCTATTCCGTTAGAAGAAGCTTCAATGGCAGTATGGGCGAGAATGCAACTTGAAGAATAGTTGTTATAATATAAATAAATACAGTATTTAAGATGGGCCAGTCAAATCAACGTGCTCGTGATAACACTTACGAGAATTTACAAAACCTGATGCTAGAGCGTCAAGACGCTGCATCAACTGAAAATTTTGGCATGTACAACACTCCCGGGGATAGTGCTGAAAACCCCATGAATACAGTTGTGGGAGAAGGAAATAACACCGGAGGCATGCAAGGAACAAGCATGAAGCGAACTGATTTTGCTAATCAGCTAAATGCTGCCCTTGGTGATATGGGAGGCCCAGAGCAAGGAAAGGCACCGGGAATGGCACCGGGAATGGAAGAAGAAGAAGAAGAAGTTGAAGGTATGGACATGGGACCTGGAAGGCAAATCGTGAAGCACGCCGCAGAATGCGATAATTAATTTTATTGTTAAAATTTCCTTATTCTTTGTTAGTGTAGAAGAATAGGGAATTTTTTATGCCTTCTTATAGTTATCAAGCATATCGTAGAAATGCGCGTGCAGCTGCAGCAAGGCAACAAATTAAACCCAACAAAAATATCGAACAACTTGAAAAAGCGCGTGATGATTTTGGTTACTTTTGTGAGTATGTAGCAGATAAACCGCCAGCATCACATCATAAAGAATGGAATAAACAGTTTATTACTCGACTGGATACACAATGCTTATTAAAAATAGGCGGACCAAACATTGATCTTCTTGCACCAAGAGGCTCTGCTAAATCTACTGTCTTAGGTTTACTAACTGCGTGGGCTATTGGTATTCACACGACTGCAGGTAAGCCTTTACAGATACTCTATCTTTCTTACACAGTAGATATTGCACGCTCTAAATCTGCGACAATTAAAAGAATAATTGAAAGTAAGAAATATCAAGAAGTTTTTCCGAAAGTTAAGTTACTTAAAAACGTAACTTCCAATGAGTACTGGTCAATTGATCATAGATTTGCAGGAATTGATACTACAGGCGAAGAGCAATTTACTTTATGCGCAGCTGGCCTGAAAGGATCCGTTACATCAAAACGTTCACATTTGGTCATGATTGATGACCCCATTAAATCAGCATCTGATATTGCCAATCCAGATGTTAGAAAACAAATGGAAGATAACTGGAATGCAGTTATTGCACCAACGATGTTTGAAGGAGGTAGAGCTATTTGTTTAGGCACTCGTTTTCGGCATGATGATATTCATGCAACCACATTCAATGAGAATAATAATTGGAATCAAGTTGTGCTTGCTGCTATAAACACTGATGAAGAAACAGGAGAGCAGCTTAGTTATTGGCCTGAATTTTGGTCAATTGATTATTTATTAGAGAAGAAAAGACAGGCACCCGTTTCATTTAGTTTTCAGTATATGAATCAAATTGTGAGGCAGCATGAGCTTTCCCTTGCCCCAGAGTTAGTAGTCAAGGCTGAAATTGCTACTGAATTCGATTCACTCGCTGTCGGAATTGATTTGTCTTCAGGCGTTAAAGAAAAAAATGATTTTACAGTCATGGTCTTAGGAGGAAGAATTGAGGATCGAATACACATTATTGATTACCGTCGACTAAGAGTAATGGGTAATTTAGAAAAATTAGATGCGTTAAAAGAGATGTTAGTTGATTGGAATATTCTTGGACAGGATGAGAAAGGTCTTTACTATCCCACCATGTCTACATGTGACATTTATAGTGAAGCGGTCGCTTACCAAGCTAGTCTTGAGGCTGATTTTAAAAGAGTTTGTTTAAATCAAGAAAGTCTGTGGAACTTAGTATGGCATCCAGTTAAAGGTTTTCGTTCTGATAAGTTAGCTAGATTTAGAGGTACAATCGGATTATTTGAGGAAAGAAAAGTAATCTTTAATCGCTATAGAAACTTCACGGCAATGTTTGAAGAGCTTACAAATTTTGGAGTAGCTAGTCATGATGACTGCGTTGATGCTTTGGTTTGGCTCTTGAATGGTTTGTCTAGAAAAGGTAATCTACAAGTGGATTTTTAAAATTATAATAAAGGAAAGAGGGCACCCCCATGGAACATTTAATAGCTGTTGGCATAGCAGCAATAACGGGGGGTGGATGGACTCTCTCGAAATTTGGCAATCGTATGCGAGAGATAGAAAACAAAGTAGATAGAATGCCAATTGATTATGTATTAAAAGCAGATTACATAAGAGAAATGCAGAGAATGAACGATACATTTTCAGAAATTAATATTAAGCTTGATAAGCTTGTTGAAAGAACAATTGAAAGATGATTGAAATTACTGAGATCAATGAATTGTCAGATGGCAGCTGCTATGTGATCTTATCAGATGAACTGCTTGATATTCTTGATTGGAGCGAGGGTGATGTCCTCAATTCTCGCTTAAAAGGAAATGGCATTATTTTTACAAAAGTAAATGATCCTGAAAAGTTTATACCAATAGAATAGTAAAAAAGCTTTTAGAACCATGATGATGAGCGGTGGCGATGCCAACATGCCCGGCGCACCTGGCAACACAGGAGCCCTCATGCAAGCAGGAATGATGGGAATGGGTCCTAGCGGAGCGATGGGCTATCTACAACGTTCAATGCCAATCAACGGCATGGCCATGTATGGACCTTTAACTCCAATGGACGTTAAGCGTATGTATAGCGCAGGTGCGCAACTCACTGGAGGCGGTCTTATGGGTCCTATGGGTCCTATGGGTCCTATGGGTCCTATGGGTCCTATGGGTTCTATGGGGGCTGAAGAAGAGGCGTAATAGCGCTTTTTCTTTCAAAATGTAGAGGGTTATTAAATGTATTACAGCAGTATGGGACCAGGTGCACCTGGTAATTTTGAGGGTATGCAAAGGGCAACCCTTGGTGCGGACATGGTTGGCCTTAACTTTAATACTGGGGGTCAGGATAAAGGCAGTGGCCCTCAACTAGCCTTCGATCAAAATGGATCAGTCCTTGATATTTTGGAGGGCCGGAGAAACTTTGGTGTCGTCGCCGGAGATCCTTACGGCAGACCGCAGCCTCAACGGAACACCATGGTTCCAAGCATGAATATGCTAACGGACCCTTTAAAGAGGGCCTTTGAGACGGGCCTTCAAAATTTTGGTTCCCTTTATGGCCGCACAGATGCGGAATATTTTGGCGGTAGATTACCTGGTGGTGCTCAACAGCCCACCTTTGTTGATACTCTTCCCCAAGCACCCTCAGGTCCTGGTTTCTACAACATGCCGGGCTACCAAGATCAAATCCCAATGGGAGATGGTTTCATCGGACCACGATCTATTGATCAACTGCGTAGAGAAGCATTAGAACAAATTCGACTAGAAGATGAGGAGAATAAGAGATATAGCAGCGATCCGAATCTTGCTTCAGTTCCTGTAGGTTTTGTCAACAAATTTGTTAGCTAAATGCCACAGGACGATTCCAAATATACAAAGCCGGGATTGCGCGAATCTATTAAGAATCGCGTAATGGCTGGCAGTAAAGGCGGTAAGCCTGGCCAGTGGTCTGCGCGAAAAGCTCAACTCACTGCATCTGAATATAAAAAAGCAGGCGGAGGTTATAAGGGAGGAGAAGGTAAGAGTCAAAAAAGTCTGAAGAAGTGGGGAAAAGAAGATTGGCAGACTAAGGAAGAGTATGATAAGAATAAGGCCAAGAAAGCGGCAACCGCTGCAAAAAAAGCAAAAAAAAGTTAATCATGAGACTCGCCGGTAAGTATTCAAAATTTAAGCCAATGGCTGGCTTTTAAACACTTCTTGCATCAGAAGCCATTGGACCTGGAATGGGATTAATTCCAGAGCAAGGTATTCCTTTAGAGGCTTTAGAAGGAACATCTTCTCCTGAAGCATTGAGACAGGGAGGAATTGAGCAAGTTCCTCCGTCAGCATTTGGAGGACCTGGACCAGTCCTTGGTGGACCAATAGGTGGACCAATACAGACAGGAGGAATGCAACCTGCTTATACAACAGATATTCCTATTAAAGCAGAATATAGAAATATTTACGGAACAAACGTTAATGCAACATACAATCCTACGACGGGAGCTTTACAAGGAGGAGCGACAATTCCCATTGGTGCTGCAGAAGAGGGACTCCGGCTTGGAGTTGAAGGCAGTTACCAGCCGGGAGTCATGGATTTTGATGGAGTAACGCCACCACCTGGCTATAGTGGCATGATTAGATTTAGTAAAAATAATCGAATTGATCCAAGAACGTATGAAGCTCCCGGCGCAGAAAAATATAGTTTTGGAGTAGGTCTTGAGGGCACTCCAAGACGTGTACCTCCGAGAAGAACAGTACCAGTGCAGTTATTTCCTCCTGGACTTTAAGTGAACATAAGCAGAATATAATGGCAGATAAAGCTATAGAAAAAGGAAGAACAGAAAGATATCTACCCAAAGCTGCCTGGGCAAAGATGTCAGAGGAAGAACGTAGAGAAACTGACGAAAAGAAAAAAGCAGCTAGTAGAAAAGGTAAGCAGTTTGTACCAAACACAGAGACTGCAAAGAAAGCAAGTAAAGCCGCACGTGCAGCCAAGAGATATAAGGGAAAATAGTGATAAAATAAAATGATCTAGATGACCCAGTAAATGGCGACAGTAGATTCCAAGGCAAGATTAAAGGACATTGTTAATGCTTATCTAGATAAAGATGGTGGTGCAGGAGTCGACACCGGAATCGTTGCTGGACATCTAGCACAGATGCGATTATTTGGCATTCGCCAAGGGGTAGAATTCTTCCCCGGTCAAGATAATTTTGGCAACCAACGTAAAGACTTTTTAGATCGTGTTGCTAAATACAATCAATTAGACACACGTTTAGATTCTATTTGGGATTATTTTCTTTGTGACGGTCAAGGTTTATTTTACATTCGACCTACTAACAACAACTACAGACTTTACTTTTTTAGGAAGCACGAGTACAGAACTTATTACAATGTTGATGGCGAATTAGATGAAGTTGTAATCATCTATAGCTATAAAGTGCGCCAAGGTAGGGGCACTATGCAGCCAGTGACTATTGACGACTCTCCCATGACAGGCCATACAGGTCATCTGGGTATGGGTAATGCAACAGGCACTAAAAAATATATTAAGCTTTCAATTAAAAAACGTTTAATTACTGAAACACATTCAGATGGACATATCTCTTTTGATATGCCAGATCAAGCAGCACCTGGTAAAACTAAGAAGCTTAAAAACACATTAGGTTTTATTCCTTGCGTAGAGATTTTTAACAATCCCAAAGGGTTTGCGACAGAAGGTGTAGGTGACTTTGATTCCTTAGCTGATCAAATTTGTCTTCACGACGACATGGTTAAAAACATGCGAAAGAACATTCAGTTCTTTGGCAATCCTACCTTGTTATCTTCGCGACCAAAAACTGATCTAATGGAATCAGGGGACATGACGGTCCAAAGACCATCAATTGCTGCTAATTCTGGTTTCATGAGTGCAAACGCTTTAAGCAAATCAATGTTTAAAGCAGATCCAATTTCGCGTGGCATGGGTGGAGACATTCGTGTTCCTCGTGTCATCGCTAATTTAGAGCCAAACGACCGTGTTGGTTATATCATACCCGACGCTGTTACAGGTGATCAGGTATCTTTTAGCCGTACTTTACGTGAGGAAATCCGTACCGCCTTGGGTGGTCAGGATGAAATCAGTATTTCGGCAAGTGTAACTGCGACTGAACTTAAATCTATTTACGGTCGAGTTGCTGCAACTGCAAAGAAAAAATGTCGCGCTATTTATACGCATGGCATTGCACGTTGCATGGAATTAATTATTTATCAGGAAGAGAGGCTTTTCAGAGATAGCTTAGCCGCAGCTGTTGGTTTAGAAAAACCGATTGACTTGTCTGAGGAAGCTACGGCACAAGAAGAGGAGCTATATGCAGATGCAATGGCTGCTTATGATCAGCAAATTAAGCGGATCATGATGGCCGCACTTAAGACTGAAATGCTTCCACCATCTGTCATTGGTTTAATTCCAGATGGGGATTTAACTGTGCAATGGCGCTGGCTTGGACCGGTCTACGAAGACACCTCTCAGGATCTAATTAACAATTCAATTGTTGTTAGAAACTTGCAAGAATTGGGTGTTGATAGTATAGAAGCACTGAAGTTTCTTTTCCCACAAAAAACGGATGAGGAACGAGCCGCGATGTTATCGGGGTTCCCATTCAGGATGGTAAATGAATTGCAAGGAGCTTTCCAAGCATTCAGTCGCCTGGTGTCGGGAATGATGCAGACCCCTCACCCGCAGTCACCAGATTTACCTATGGCTGCAGATCCACGTTTGGATTTAACACCTTATCTGTATCGAACTTTAGAAGCATTACAACAGGAGATGAGTTATGCAGGACGCTACCGTCCAATCGATCCAACCGACGAGCCCAACACCAGTGGCCGTCGCCCCCAGCAGCTACGTGGCGGCAGCACCGGTTCCGGTGGCGCTGCCTCAGGCTCAAATTCCGGTGGGTATGAATTACCCCCAACAGGCTCCGGCGGGTCTTATCAATTACCCATCAAGCCCGTCTCAATACGTCCCCCAATCCCAACCGGCGGCGGTTCCTCCGTCCAACCCATGGGAGGCGGCGTTCAACAAGGTGGTAGGCGCACTGAGTCAGCCAGCCCCATCCCCGTTCCAGGCAGCACCGTCAGCTCCGGCCCAGACATACCCACAAGCTATCCCGGGAAACTGGGCACAGGCGGAAGCGATCAGCCCGGGTATTTCACAATCGGATCGCCTGACTTGGTCGCCCAACCAGGTATCCTCGCCCAGCTATTCCCCAACCTCCTCGACTCTATACGGTCGGGCGGCGGCGGAAGCCCACGCGGAAGTGGACGGAGCGATAGCGGATTATTACAATCTGAGTCCGGAAAGCAGGGCGGTTCTGAACGCGTTCGGTCCAGAGGCACCAGGGATTCTAAACAATTACGCGGTAAATCTAGAAAAGCTTCTCGATGACGCAGTAATTTGGGCTCAAGATGAGCGTCAGTGTCTGGCTGACTATGCCGACTATGCTATTTGGGCACATGATACGCTTTGCGATTATGCAGCTTTTGCAGTCAACGAGCACGTCGAAAACAAGGCATACAACGAGATTTTAACTAATCCCGATGTTTTGTCAGATTACACCTTGCAGTTCTTCGGACCCCAGGGACCTTACCCTGTCTATGAGTCCGCGCAACAGCTAGAAACTCGCGGTTATCCGACTGCCGTCCAACCTACTCGTGGCGCAGCTATGCCTGCTCCTCCCGTGCAGTCCAGTCCACAGAATACCCGTGAGTTCTGGAATGTTTTTGACCAGCAGATGATTAATGATCCGCAGAACGCTTGGCGTATCCTGAACCAGGCAAATCCATCAACAATGGCTAACAAGCTGTTTGTAATGGAATGATAAATACAGAGGGGGTAATTATTACCCCCTCTTAGTATTTAAAATTACTTGATGCTAGTATTTTGTTAGATAAGCCGTTTGGCTTTATCTTTCACCCGATAAACCTGACACTGGAGGATAAACCAAAGTGTTCATTGATAGCTAGTTCAGATCCTGGTAGGTATTACCTTTCAGCATTTGGTAAATAGCACCGTGATTACAATTAAATTTTTCAGCAATCTTTCTGTATGAAAGACCTGCTTCTTTTAAAGATTTAATTTGTTTCACATCTTCTTTAGAAAATTTCCTGAGTGATGTTTTCGCCTTTCCTTTACTTGCAAAACCATTGTTAATTTGATTGTTTTCAGTCCAGCTTCTTATAAGGTTTTCTTGTTTAGTAGCAATCTCTAAATTATTTAGATTGTTATTTCTTTTGTTGTTATCTATATGATTAACTTGCAAAGAAAAGTTGTGTGTTCCATGTGAACGCAAATCTAAATCCAAGAAAGCAACAGCCATTAAGACGTGTAAATTAAATCTTTTTCTTTTACTGTCAACAAGGATTGAGACACGATCATACTTACTAGTGTGTTGTATAGGAAGTTCTTCAAAATACTCCTGGTCATTATCGTCCAAGTGTTTTTCAAAAGCTCTTCCGGATTCAGTTAAGTAGAGATTACCAAATCCTGAGACTAATTTTGGATTCATGATGTTTATGAACAAGTTTCCAAATTTTACCTCACCTGAACTTCTCAAGCGTTGTCACCTTAGCGAGCAATCGTTAAGTGAAAACCGGATGAATTCAGGGAAGCCCTAACGTAAAGACGAGGGTAATCCTGAGCGAAGCCAATCAAGCCCGTGATTGGAACGTGCAGAGGCCACTGGGTGTTACACGATCTTGTAACGTAATACCAGATACAGCGTCCGGCATCCCTCTGGGATGAAGAGATGGTCCACCCCTTCAAGAAATTGGAGACCAGGAGAACGATTTTCCAAAACTGCTAGGTGCGGAGCTTTATCGCCCTCACCCCGCTTACATTTGCGAGATGGCTGCTGAGCCTGTGGTCGTCCATGACTTCACTCGCCAGCCCGGCCAGACGGTGCAACTTGATCGCTACAAGTTCTGGGGAACCCCTGGAACCAAGGAGAGCCGTGAGCGCGTCTCCGATCAGACCATCGGTACTGCTAACAGCCGCAACATCACCAAGGAGAAGGTGCTTGTTGTGCTGAAAGAGTACACCGGTCCTGCTGATCCAGGCGATCCCACCCAGCCTTCAACCTTTAAAATTGCCCGTGAGACTCTGGTTACCGCTCAGCGTCTGCTGCTCGACACCGGCAACTTGAACATGTTCCACCAGAGCATCGGTTCTCTGACTCTGCTGGACGACTATCGTCGTTGGCGCGACCGCGTCTTCATTGACGAAATGGCCAAAGCTGAGGCTAATGGAGCTGCATCCGATGACATCGGCGGTTACTATTTTGCAGGCGCTAAAGAGAAAGACAGTCAAAACCGTATCTCTTACACCACTGCTGAGTATGAAGCTCAGGTTCAGCAATTCTCCGTGCGTACTGACCTGCTGAACGTTGTTAAGCAGATGCGTAAGCGCAACGTACCTACCTTTGCTGACGGTCTGTATCGTTGTATTTGCGATCCCACCTTCATGATGCACCTGCGTCGTGACGAGGACTTCCGTGAGATCGCTCGTTACGCCGGTAATCCTGGTCAAGGCATGTACATGGGCAACCCCATGATGCCTAACAACGCCAGCTTCTACATGGGTCCTCAGGCAGGCCAAGCCTACTTCTTGGCTGGTGAGCCTGTTATGCCTACTGGCGTTCAGTTTGAAGGTGTGAAGTTCTACGAGTCCACCAACTTCCCCAACAAGAATGTCAATACGTCTTTTGACGGCGGCAGCAGCTATGCTTCCAAGGAAGTCGCTCAGGGCTACTTCTTCGGTCCTCAGTCAATCGGTGTTGGCATCGGTGGCCCTAACGCCCAGGTGCTCATCAACAATAATGATGACTTCAGCCGCTTCATTATTCTGATTTGGCAACTGTATGCTGGTTTCGAAATTCTTAATAAGGACTTCATCACCACCGCATTTAGCTTCGTTCAAGACGACGGCACTATTTGAGCCTGACTAATTAAAACAAAACCTCAATAGGAGAGATAAATGACCTACTTGTCCGCTAAGAAAATCTATCCAGGTAACTGGACAGAGGCCTTAAACGGTTGGTACAAGAACATTGATTCCAATCAAGACGGTACTAACAATTCTTCCAAGGCAGGCCCCACCTCTGTGTTGGCTGTCCCTGGTTACCGCTACTTCCAACAGCGTGGTTATGTCAAAGTCACCGCAACTTCTGGTGATGGCGCAGTTGCCTCTGCTGATGTGATCGTTCCTTCCCCCTATCGGCAAGACGACACCCGTACCGACATCACCGGAATGGTGATCTCCGGTTCTACTGACCTGCCTGCCTACGGCTATCGCGCTACTGTCGCCATCGCTTCGGGCTGGGGAGACCGCCGCGTTGCTTCTGGTGTGTATGCAGCCACTGGAAATGTGATCTCTTTCGGTCGCGATAACGCTGGTTCACCTGTCGCCGCTTCAGGCGTTGGCGAAGGAATGATTCAAGCCAACCTTTCCTCCACTACTTCCGGAGGCCAAGCTGGTGAGATTTACTTTGCCGGTGGTTCTTCTGCCACTAGCGCAACGCCTTTCCTGACCGCTACCGGCGCTCCTGGTGTCACCGCAGGTAAGGTATACCGCGAAAACACTGCCGCTACGACCTTTAAGGTCTACGCAAAGGCATCCGGTAATGCTACTGCTACTTCCGGTGGTTTCTACATCTCTTCCGGAGATGCAACTGCTGGAACCTATGGCTACATTGTTGTTGAGCTTTGCTACATCCAACCTGATGTTGCTTCTGACTATAACGACATTGAAGCTTATCTGCCTAACAAAATTGTTAGCAGCGGCAGCTGAATAGGTTAAAATAAGACCAGTAAATTTTACTGGTCTTATGTTATACCGTCACAAAAAAACGGGAGCCACTCTAAAAGTAATTACAGAGTGGGATAATGGCGATTGGAGGATGGTCCAAGACTCTGAAGGTCGCCTTTTTACTGTTTGGCGTGAAGAGATTGAAGAGGATACACAAGCCACTAAAAAAGTAAAATCTTTACAAATTAAAGATCGTGCCAATAAGGAAACGCCTAGAGACTTTCCTCCTGATACACGGTTGAATATTAATAATGCTTCTGCTCAAATGATCGCAGATCATATTAAAGGAGTTGGAATTAAAACAGCAAAAAAGATCAAGGATCTTCAGATGTCTCTTTCGGGTGAAAGATTCTCTACCCTTGATCAGTTAAAGACAGTTAAGACAGTGGATTGGGATGCTGTGATGGCAGCTGACTTGATTCGTATCTAATGTTAGTCTCACTAATTAAGAGCTTATTTATTTTATAATAAATAAAAACGTAGATGTTGTGGCTAATTTTATACCTATAGGAGCAGTCATTGATCCTTCTAAGGATAGATTTGCCACAACAGGTCCTCATGCTGATATCAGAGTAATACCTCAGTTTGGTAAAAATCAGGGTCAAAAGATTGACCCGAAAACTGCAAGGTCTATTTTGCAGAATGTTGTCATAGGCGATACTAATACACCTCTAGTACAGCAAAATGAGAAAGGGCAATGGAGCTGGAACTATCCAATAACATCTGGGTTTGGACCTAGATCCGCACCTACTGCAGGCGCTTCTACATTCCATTCAGGAATTGATATAGGACTGGGTACGGGAACTAAAATTGGCTACAAAGGTAAAGGTTCATTTGTTCCCGGTGATGGTATGGGAACTTTATCCGTTACAGATGCTCAAGGCAGACCGTATAACATTCAAGTTTTACATTTAGATCCATCGAAAAAGATGAACAGTTCCATGAATGACACCATGACGACTTCGCCGATCATGGATCCGAACGCGCCCTTGTCACCAGGCCCTTATTCAGAAGTAGAACGCGAGAGAGACATTTATCAAGCTTACGCACAGGGATTTCTAGATAGCAGAGGAGGAAAAAGAAAAATAGAAAAAACGACTCGAGAGTCACTCATGGATAATCTCAAGATGCAGCTAATACAACAAGCAATTAATCCATTTGCTGGAGATGATTTTCTTAGCTCCTACGTAAATTCTTCACCTGCAATGTATCAGCAGTCTCCTGATATATTCTATTAAGTTCAAGGTTTAACCTAATATAATAAGAATATAAGAGGTCGACCAGTGCAGTTATCTACTTTTGATAAAAGCCGTGTACGTTATCATTTAGGTTACTTCACGGTGTCTGTACCAGCGGGTGATTACGCACGGCTTGAAGAGGCCATGAACACCATTCCTGACTCTTTCTTTTATCGCAAGATCATTTATCACTTAGGTCGTTGCGATACAGCTGAGCGAAAGACTGAAGTTGCAACCTCTCCTTCAACTCGTATCGAAAAGATCGAGGGTGATGTAGACCGGACAATTGCATCCAGCAATGCTCGTGAATCCTTGAAAGTATGGGATGAGATTTATCTGTATGAGACCAATGCCTTAGCCGCAATCTTATACGTTCCCAATTACAAGGATCCCTTCCAAGCACGTTATCGCTATGAGCGTTCAGGTGCTGAGTTCATCCAAGCCCTGCCAGGTCCTGCAGATAACGCTGTAGGTTCAAATGTTTACCTAAATGCTAACTACCGCTAGCCATGATAACTAAACTTCTGATGAGAGCACTAGGCGGAGCTTTTAGTCGAGCCCCCAAGGCTGCTAAAGCTACTAAAGCTACTGGAAGGGTAAGAGTTCCGCCAAGGAATCCAGGAATTGGAGGCCGCATGGGTCCTGGAGGCGGAAGCTTAGAGACCGGTGTTGTTGCAAGACCTATTACTCGACCTTCTAGTGTTAATGTAAGGCCGAATAATACACCTTACACGGGAACTATTCAACCAAATACTGCACCCTCCTATGTACGTTCACAGGGGGGACGAGGCTTTTCTGTGTCTCCTACAGGGGCTGCACTAGGAGCTGGAGCATTGACTGGTGTTGGACTCGCGGCCAGTGAAATGGGTGGCGGACGTGGAATTACCGGTCAAATTGAAGGAGCATTAAATAATGTTGGACCTGCAATTGACTCTTTCGTAAGTAATTTAAATTTTCCTGGACAAAGAGCCGTAGAAGAATTTGGAAGAGGACAAGAACAAAGAGGCCTTGGTGGACTTCTAGATTTTTCTACAGGAGGTTTGCCTATGTATTATAATACACTAGCTGGTCTTACTGGTTTACCTACAATTGGTCAAACTCTTGATAGGGCAACTGATGCAACTGCCAAGCCAAATCTAGGTGAAACCAACGTACCTGGACGTAACTTTCAGCCAGGTGGTGGCGGTGGATTTGCTCCGTTGCCTAAACCGCCAAGAGTTGAAACCAACGTACCTAGACGTAACTTTCAGCCAGGTGGTGGTGGTGGATTTGCCCCTCCGCCACCAAGATATGAAGCTCCCTTGCCTACACGAGAAGAACTAGAGAGACGCGCATATCAAAATGAAGTTTCCAGGGTAGCCCAGCAGGCAGATCCATTCTTCAGAGAAGGTGGTCCTCGTATGGTGAACTATACCGCAGAACAGGGAATGGCAATTAGCCGTGCTTTGTATGGTGACCAGCTGACTCCTAAGACCCCTAATCCTCTGATGGCTGGTCTTGTTTATGACGAGACTAATCCCATGATGGAAGGCAGAAATTACAATATGGAAAACCCTGTTGGAGTCCAGCAGAGTTCTGCTCAATCCCTTGCTGACTATTATCGTAATGGGAGGATGGAGCAGCAGACACAAGGCATGGGTTCTGAGCCTGGCCTTGAGCCAGTGCTGAGTCCAGAAGATAGTGAAATGTTTCTTCAACAATTAAACAACTTTAGGCCAGGTGGACCGGGGTAATGGCGAATTTAAGTGCAGCAGACAAAGCAGCTATTAAAGCAACGGCCGATAGATTAGGCTTAGATCCTTATTCTTTTGGCGCTATTATTGCGAAAGAATCATCATTCAACCCAAACATCTGGGGCGGAGCTGGAGGCAATTACTACGGCTTAATACAATTTGGTGGACCGGAGAGACGAGAGGCTGGCTTAGACCCTGAAAAAATCAAGAATAAAAGTTATACAATTTCTGAACAATTACCTGCGGTTGAACGGTGGCTGAGAGGGCGCGGTTTTGAAACTGGTATGGGACCACAAAAAGCTTATGCAACTATTCTTGGCGGCAACCCAAATGCGAATATTAATGCGCCAGACGCAAACAATACTACTGTCGCAAATACAACAGCTAGTCTTTTACCAGGTGGAGATCTTTATAAATACAGCCAAACAGTTTTAGGTCCGTTTGATGGCTCTAACACAGATTCATTGATGAGTACAAATGCGCCACAAAGACAGACTGTAGAGCAAGTGTTATCTAAACTAAGATATGATCCAGCTGAATATCGTAAAACTGACAATAAAGCTACCTCTTTAAGAGATCAATTTGTAAATAGTTTGAAAGAACAACTTATTAATAATGTATTAAATCCACTAGGAGGTTTTCTTCAATGAATAGTTTTTATGAATACATGGATCAGGATTTTTTTCCAGGAGAAGTTTATAGGTATCAAGCAAGTAGCTATGGAACGGATGCCATGAGTAAGGTTGATGCCTTAAACCAACTGCGCATGGATTTTGATCTTGCTGAAGTGAGAGATGGTCCAATGGATACAACGGCCTTTGAAACTTTTGCAACTTTACGTAGTAATCCTAATGCGTTATTCGCTGCAAAGATTTCTCAAACTTTACCCAAGCCTTTAGTAAACGGAACCATACCAGGATTTAGCGCCAATAGTTTTTTGGGCGTATAGCTCTGGTAAAATAAAAATTATTCAGTAAAATAAAGTGACTTCAACTAATACCAACAAGCAGCCCCTGTTTATTGATCGTCCTTTTATTGATCATTCAGTACTTACTACTCAAATTGCAGGTAGCTCAGCTAATAAAACGTTACAAGTCCAAGGAGGCCAAGCGCCTGCATTGATTGTCGATATGGATGCTGCTTTGTCAGACGACAATAACAGTGGAGGGGTTGTGGATTCAGTTAAGATTGTAAGAAGCGATTATCAAATTCCTCCTGACTACACTGTAAATACGACAACATCAGGAACGGAAATTATTTTAGAAAGCGGTAATACAGTATTTATTCAAGAAACAGGAGTATTAACAGGAGGAGGAGCACCGTTTTCAGGTAAAGGTTATTACACATATACGGGCTCAACAACTTTAACGGGAGTTAATACAGCTTTAAATTATTCAGGACTAATCGCTTCTGGATTTTCATTTGAGTCACAATTTATTTATGCGCAATACGGTGTAACAATAACCTTTTATCATACTCGAGGAACAACTAATCCTATTCCTGCTAGCGGTGACTATGCTGTGCTGTTTACTAAGTACTTACCTTCTGGTTCACAAGACGTTGACTGCACGGATGTTCTACCTCAACTAAGCGCTCCCGTTCCCGCAGCAGGCGATACAAGTGGTTTGTCAGGCGGTACGCCTGTTCGTGCGCGAGGCATTTATTTAGAAAAAGGTGATCGCTTGTACGCGGGTGTTTTACCAACTAACACGTATCCTTCAGGCTACACTCCTGGAGTTACGGTCATTGCTCAGGGCGGTTTCTTCTAGCCATGTCACCGCGTGGCAATTCTTTTGGATTCAAGGAGCCACCTCAAAGTAAAGCAAAAGCAGGTCCTTTTCCAATCGTTTCCGAATTCGGTGGTAGTGTTGCAGACTCACTTTATTCAAGCAATAAAGAGGCGTCTTGGAATCGCTGGAGAAGAGGTTACGAGTTAGCAACTTCTAATCTTGCTTATGCAGCATTTGAATATCCCTTCTCTTATCGAATACCTCTTCCTTCCGGTTCTACACAGAATGGCGATAATCCGCCACTTATGGCAGGACTGATTAGGGGATTTCCTACTAAAAACAAAGAGTTGGGAATGCATTGGTGCGGATCTATCCTTGCAGGAAGTCTTAGATTTGACAATTTAGTTGATCAAAATAATACAGAATTATCTATCGCATCTGTTACTGATTCAGGAAATTTTTGGCGTGTGCAATTAAACGGAACATGGGATGCGAATAATCCGCTGCCTCCTCCGCTCTTCATAGAAACCCCTGGCAATCAACCTAACTTAACTCCTTTAAACGGAGATGTTTTAGAAGATAGAGTTCTAACGCAAGCGGGTATTCCTATTACAAAAGAAACAATTGATCCAGATACAGGAATAAAGTATGGGTATACAGCGGCGGTATTGGATTCAATCGAACCGTACAATGGCGTATTAATTTTACGTAAGCAAGGTTCTATTGAATCTACATTTGACAGTGTCTTAATCACACCTTCGCAGAGATCTCCTCAGGTAGGAAGATTTTTTATTAACGGATCTAAATATGCTTGTAGTTGTCAAGATTTTACACGTAGACAATACTATTATGTTTCTACATTTTTAGGTAAGAGAAAAAGTCCGACCTTTCCTATAACTAGATGTGCAACATTAAAACCAGGGCGTTATGAAGTTACAACAACAGCCGGTGAAATTGATGAGAGAATTATGCAAGAAGCTTTACAGAATAGAGCGCTAACAATTGTTGCTCCTTCTGGATATGAGTTGCCTTATAATCAGTCAGTAAATTCTGCGGGTATAAATAACAAGCCATCGAACACAAACCGTGATTTCCCTGGTGTTTTTAGCGACTTTGGAAATGTTTATTTAAGAGGTACTGACCTACCTAAAAACCCTGATGCCCCTGCACCTCGTAGTGAGGGCATGGTTAAATATGGTGATTACGATACAATTCCTCCTGCAGCTGCAGGAGAACCTAATCAACTAATACAGGTTCAAGATACTTGGAGTCATTTGTTAGATGAGTATAGATACTGCAAACATATCTATGCTATGAAATATACAGATGATTTATTTCCTCCTGAGCCTTCTGATTACCCTGCCTTTACCAGTGAGCAGGTAACATGGGAACAAAAATTAGTTGATGATACACGCAGAGATCAACAGAAAGCATTTGAAAATATAACCACGTATGGCCTGTCATATATGGATGTTCCTCCTTTAAACATTCAAAGTCCAATCATGGTGAGCATGATGCAGAAATTGCTTAATATTCCTGCAGATTTTATTAAGATAGAAGGTTTTACTATGTATGATAAAGACGGCTCAGCTTATGTACCTGCTTCAGGAGGCAGACCTTCTAATGTCTAATACACCTGGATTTGGAGATATAATTCAAACGAGAGTTGATCTTTCAGAAACTCAACTAAGTAAAAGAGAATTTGGTAGAAGTCCTGTAAAACTTTCAGGTAATCCTTCTCGATACCACGCTGGAGATACAGTCAACCTACCATTTGGTTCAGGGGAAACATCTACCATCAGTGCAATGGGGGCTGCTTGGGCAGCCACTATAACGGGCGGAGGCCCCGCATAAATTACTAGGGGTTAAACTAGACGCAAGCTTTTAAAAACTTACTCCCCTGTGGTTTTTACAATGGGCGCACCCCTAGATCAGCGCATAGTTGATGATTTCTTTTCTTTAGATAGAGGTGAACGCAGCAAAAGCCTTGCGTGGCTGTATGGAATGATTGCTACTTATGGTTTAAAGCCTTCACAGCTTAAAAACTTTTCTTGGGGTCCAGATAACTCAGTCCTTTTACAAGGAAAGAAAAAACCAATCAAACCAATGCATCCTCATTGGGCAATAATTTTTGAACTTAAAAAACAGCCTAGAAATATTCAAGGCCGTTTAAGTACTCTTTGTAGATCACTTGAAAGAGCTATAAAGAACGGAAAGATCGATTTAAATGTCGATACTTTAATAGCGGCTCATAGAAATAGAAAAAAATGCTGTTATTTAAGCTGCAAGCAAACCCTTGCTTGTTAGCTGCCTTTTAACTGCATTCACATTCCAGCGATAGCTGTCCCTTGAGTAAGTGTTAGAAAAAGCTAAGAAGTGCGGTCCAAGCTTCAAGGTTCCGTCGTCTCTGTACTTAAACAATGTTTTCTTATCGATGCCAAGCTCACTGACGGTTTTTTGCGCCGTCTTCCAAGTTTGAGAGTTCTTCATACTGCGACCGCAGCAGTTGTACATAAGTACGATATCGTTTTTTTAAAGCTTGTCAAATTCGATTTTACGAATTAAGTCGACTTAGAATAAGATAACTGCTCAAGAGGCATGTTTAACAATGAACAGGATCCACTTGCCCTTCTCATTGAGTTAACACCTAAACGAGCGAAGAGACGTTTTAGAGAATCAATATATGATGCGTGGGATAACAAATGTGCTTACTGCGGTGCCTCCGCAACTTCTCTTGACCACATAATCCCACGATATAAGTCTGGTCCCAGCAGTCGTTGCAATTTACTTCCTTCTTGTCAAAGGTGTAATTCTAACAAGGCCAGTCATGATATGGAACAGTGGTATACAAAGCAAGAATTTTTTTGTAAGGAACGTTTGGTTGAAATTAAAAGATGGGTAAACCAAGAGACTATTGACATTTATTCCCTTATAAACCATCCTATAGAATTAAAAATAGCTTAGTTTTTTTAATGAATAGCACACAGACACAGCCAGAAACACAGACGGGAGGAATGAATCAGGCAAAACTGCCAGATGAGATTTTTAGGTACAATGCAAAAAAAGATAAATTTATTGTTAATAGGCTTAATGAAAACGATTATTCTGGTAAACAATTAAATGTAGCAAGAAGAATTAATGCGGCGATAGATCTTGTTGTACAAGAAGCTAGAACTTCTTTAAATACCCAAAATCAATACCTTACTAAAAAGAATTTTTTACTTAATAATCTACAAATATCTGACGGAAAGAAAAATGCATTGCTTAAATCTTATGATAACTTTTATAAAGATTTTGTTGTCAAGCCTTTTGACACAAGACAAGTTCCTGGATACTCGCCTGTATCTCTTACATCAGGACCTGTTTCAGCCGACAATTTTTTTGACCCTGTATTTTATTTAGAAAAGTATCCAGAAGTCAAAGCTGAATATGAACGAGCAGTTGAAGAAGGCAATTTAGATATCCTGGGTACTTTCCCAGATATCAACACGTTTGCTGCCGGAGATTATCAATTCAATGGAGCTACGCAAAATCGAGAGCCAAATGCTTTTGCAAGTAAAGGAAAATTTGTTGGTGACAACCCGCTAGGTTTTGAAGGTGGTCCTGCCGTTACTCAACAAACAATTAATCTGTTTAGAGCTGATAAAAAAGACGAATTGGCTGAAGACAGTGTAACTACGGCACTAGGTGAAGAAGGTCTATTACAAACTAGACAATTTGGTCGGCTTTCAGAAGATGTTTTACGAACTACTATTAATAGACTGGAGCGTGCAAAAAGAGAAGAACAGCAATTTGATATAACAAATAATTTATTAGGTTCTCAATTTAGTAATTTTGGAAGTAACGCAGCAAATGACTTGTTGGGCGATGCCGGAGGATTATTACCAACCGGTGTAAGAGATGAAATCAGTAAAACATTAGGAGGGGCTCTAGGACAATTTGGTGGTAATAGCACTATCGTTAATTGGCAAAACTTTTTTGAAAAAGATCTGGTTGAAAAATACGCAAAAGATTATGAAAAAAAATTCGCAGATCTTGAGTTAGAAAAAGATATTTTAGAAAATGCTCAACCAAAACCAGAAGATTATATTGCTTATGTAGAGACTAATCCTAAAGTTTTAGAAGCCTATGAAGAAGTAGTAAGTAAAACAAACAACCAAGGTTTCGGTTCATCAGCAAATGCAAACGGCCGCCAAGTATCAAAAGCTGATTTCGGTAGAGCTTTTTATGCGAAAAATGGAAGTAAAAAAGAGTTTAGATCACAAGCCTTAGAAAAAAAAGGCGAAGTTTTTGATAAAGATTCTGGTGAATTTACCAGAGAGTTTTTGAGAGAAACAGGCTTTGAGAAAACAGATGACGTAGTGGAGTATTTAAAAGAACTACCTGGTGGCAGAGATATTTTATTTACTATATCAGGTAGAGAATTTGTTCCTAGTGGAAAAAAAATAGATACGTTTGACCGTATTAAAAAAATAGATAATGAAATTAAGGCTATAGACAATCCAAATAACCCTGATTTTAATTACAAAGGTATTGATTCTCAATTTGCTCGTGATTTTATTAATGATTATCTACGCCCAAGATTTAACGCGTCTAAATCAATCAATGAGTTTATAAATTTTATCGATGTTGATGAAGAACTGCAAACTCCGTTTCAGACGCAGTCTACTAAAAATGCTTTGCAGGTTTTAGCATTGGATCAGACTAAAACTTTTTTAGATGCCTTAAAGCCAGTAGATGGATTAGATGCAAATTTTGATGCAAGATTTTTTGAAAATCCATTTTTTGATCGTCCAGTTAAAGAGCAAGTAGCAGCAGATTCTTCAAGATACGAAAGAAAGCTAGAGTTTCAAAAAAACTTTTTTAAAGAACAATTTGAACGGGCTCAGTCAGGCGATCCTAAATACCTTAATGCTCTTCTTGTGCGAGGTATTGTCCCTCAACCTTTTGAAGACAATAAAGGTAATTTAATTTACGATATTCAAAAGGAGCCTTTTGCAAGAACTTTATACGACATTACCAGAGGCGGAAGGGATATTGATGGAAATGAAATTTTATTAGACGGGGCTCCAATTACCTTTGCTGCTTTTGATAATCCAATTGATCAGGATCGTATTGAAAGGTATAAAAATTTTGAGCTTATACCTAGTCTTCTTGACGAACGCGATGTACTAGGCGGCGGTGTCTTTGGTAATTTTATTTCACCCGATGAATTTGCTGAAGGTGTTTTAGATAATGCAGGTGTTGGCCCTAACACTAAAATTGGAAGGCAACTCGGACTTGTAAAAGGAGAAGGAGAATTAGATGAAGTTAAAAATATTCTTATCAGTACGATTCAAGGTCAAGATGCTGCTACTTTAAGAGAAAGGATTAAAGCACTTGCAGAGGCAGGTGAAGAAATTAGTCAAGAAACACTTGGAGTGGATTATATTGAAAGGGAAATAGATAAAGAAAGCGGACGAGAAGGAGCAGGTCTATTTGGTATATTTCAACAAGCAGGTTTTAAAGGAACAGAGAATGAGTTTTATGATACTTTTTTCCCAGGGCAAAGCAAAGAAGAAGTAAAGGCTGAATTTGGAGATTTCGACATATTAGGAGGTTTAAATACTTCAAGTCCAGAAGCGGCCTTGGGTTCTATCGGAAGTTTTCTTGATACACCTTCGATACAATCACCTAATAGTTTTGCAGATTTTGGTAATAATACTACAATTAAAACTAAGAAATCAACTTCAGGTCAAAGCTTCTTAGATGATTTCACCTCCGATTTCGGAGGAGATTTATTAGGAGGAGCAGGTGGTGGCTTTGGTGGTTTACCAGGTTTCGGATTCTAATTATGTCTAACAAAAGATTAAAAGCAGCATCAGCAGCAAAGAAAGCAAAGGACTCGCTAAAGCCTAATAAGCCTGTGAGAACTCCTAATCATCCCAACAAATCTCATATGGTCCTAGCAAAAGAAGGCGGCAAAGAAAAACTAATTCGTTTTGGTGAGCAAGGTGCTAAAACAGCGGGTAAACCAAAAGCTGGTGAGTCAGAAAAGATGCAAAAGAAACGTGCCTCTTTTAAAGCACGGCATGGAAAAAATATTGCCAAAGGAAAAATGTCTGCAGCATACTGGGCTGACCGCGAAAAATGGTAGCATAAGTGTTATGCTCATTGTAGATGCACTCATTAAATGTTAAAAGGTGGTACATACGTAGAGGCAAAGCCTAAGAAAACTAGACAAGGTAATGGTAAACATTCAAAACCAAAAGGAACGCGAAAAAAATTACGAGGCCAAGGTAAATAAATAGTTTATAATTGGCTGAGATTTGTGTTTATCATGCACGATTTTTCGTCCGCTATTTGTATTGTAAAAAAGTACGAAGGTTTTAATGAGCGTGCATGTCCTGATCCTTTAACAGGAGCAGCTCCTTACACGATTGGTTATGGCTCAGAGTTTTATCCAGACGGATCACCTGTACTAAAAGGACATCTTGTTTCTAAGAAAAAAGCTCTTGAGTATTTGCTTTCAGAATTAGATGTAATTGATGGTCAAGTTCAATCTCTTAATTTAGATATTGATTCTTGTATGCATAATGCGTTGCTTTCTTTTATACATTCAGTAGGATGGGATGCGTTTTATAGCTCAATTGTTGACGCCATTGAGAGAGAAGATTTTTCTGAAGTTGTACATGAATTTAACCGTTGGATCTTTGATGCAGAGCATAAAGTAATCGGAGGATTACTAGAGAGAAGACGTGAAGAAGCTGATTTATTTTTAAGTAATTGTGAGCGCTACCTTTGTAAAGCTCCTGACATTTTATTAAAAGCTTTTAGAGAATACGAGGCATCTCTTGCGCAAGTCAACGCTATTAGAAAATTTGAACAAAGTGTAAATCCTTATGTCTTATCCGAATTTGCAAATGAATTCGAATTAGGAACTAAACATTTTTTCCCTTTTCACCAAGATATTGAGAATGTCTTTTATGCTTTAGAGTAAAATTAAGAAAAGTGCAGGAGTTACATGGAGAATAGTTCTGAGACTAAAGAGTTTCATCTTCCTTTGGAGATGCAATTCGCAATGCGTAAAGCAGAAGTACACGCACAATCCTTAGACCGAGAGGAGCTAATCATCGCATTGCTTAACCTATACCATCAACGTTTAATGGAGTGGAATGCCCTGAAAGCTTTAATGGCAGAAGAGCAGGTCGATATTCAATTCGACATTCCTACTGATATTGAGCTTTCAGAGCTGACTACTTACATCATCCAGGATGAGTTAGACGAGGATGATGAAGACACTAAAAGTTTTTTATGATTTAATTTAAATTTCAATGAGTCTTTGCAAGTACCAGTTTGCTTTCTTTAAAGACTCAACTCCCCCCTTATGCCTCTCTCTCCATATATATTTCGCAATATTACCTTTCAGGTAACCTCTATATTCTTCTTCAGTAAGCTGAGCTTCAATTGCTTCAATGCATTCGATATCTGCAGCATTTGTATAATGCGGAGGATGGTTTACATTGTCGATAGAATCTTTAGTTGACCAAGGAACACTGCATATTCCTCCAGGACAGTCAGTTTCTACCGGATCAAACCACGACGTTTCATTGACTCCTGCATCATCTGCTCGTCCGGACCCATCTCCACCATCATCAATGAGCCTGTAACTCCGTTGGTCGCTCCCGCCGCCAGAGCTTCCTCCATGCTCGGTATGTAACCGGTTAGACCGGGCCTCGCCCCCGGAGCTTGTCCCGGTATCACTGGAGCCATCTCCTTCCCGATGTAAAAGCCCCTGTCCACTGAGGCTTGACTTCCAGGCATCCGAGCCACTTGTTGATCTGCCATTGCTTCCGGAGACATCAAGACAGGTTGGTTGTTCCCCGTTAGCCCCAGATTCTCCCTGTTGTATCCTTGTTCGCATGTTGAAATTCCGTTGTTGTATTGATCATACATCGGAACGTCTGAATAGTAATTATCAAGAAGTTGACCATTAGTATCACAACCTGTAACGCACCTTCTTACGTAAGGATTACTTCCCGCAAAGTTCTCGAGGAAACTTGTAGCTACGTCGTACATTCTATTCTTTGATTATGTCCTTTTATAATATTAACAGGCAGTAATTTAGACCTTGACAAGAATACAATCTATTTATTCAGCAGATGCACGCTTTCTCGAAGGTGATGATCGCCGCCTAAATAACGCTGCGAGAAGAGCTTTTCAACAAAGGTCTAATCCTGAGGTGGTTGAAGATAGAAATAGAAGAAGAGTAGCAAGTGCGAAAGCTGCTGGTGAATACCGAAAACTACGTAACTACGACGAACCAAACCTTGATTCACGCATACCAATCGGTAAATTTACGGTAAATGGTACTGAGCTGCCGAGCCTCCGTGGACGCAACTATGGAAAACCAGGCGCAGGTGGAATGATGGTAAGCAAGAAACCATCATTCCGTTTTGGAAGGTTTTATGGATTCTAAACTTTAGAGAATACAACTTGATGAGGTTGTGCTTGATACTTACCTTTTCTATCCTGATAACTTACAAAACAAGGTTCACCAGACATAAATAGCAATTGTGTAATACCTTCATCTGCATAAATCCTATTAAAAAGCCCAGTGCAATTACTTATTTCTAAAGTAAGATAACCTTCCCAGCAAGCCTCAGCTGGTGTGATGTTAACCAGTATTCCTGAACGGGCGTAAGTTGACTTACCTACTGCAACTACTGTCACATCTCTTGGAAGCTTAAGCCTTTCTTTTGCAACACCAAGGCAATAACCGTAAGGCGGCAAGATAAAAAATTTACCCTTTTCATCTACGTGAAGATCCAAGGGTTTTAGAATAGACTCATCAAAATCTTTCGGGTCGCAAACACCTGCTTGAAGACCCCCAAATAAGAAACACTCTTTACTATCGAGACGAATATCATAGCCGTAGGAACCTAGTCCATAGCTAAGGATTTTGTTACCTTCTTCCTCTTTCACCACATGATCGACAAAGGGTTCGATCATTTTATTTTGGTTTGCCAGATCGCGAATTTGAAAGTCTGCTAACAGCGTCATATTCTGTGTATTGCTTAAAGAAAAGCCTAGCAAATAACTCTGCCCTTTTCAGAATAAATGTCGATAAATTTTTCGATGTTTTTTGTATTCACGCCGTGAGGAGGCATATAAACGATTATGGTCGTTGAAGTCTGCTTTCTTTCATCTACTCCTTGGCTTGTGTTTTTGATCATGACCGGACAATGCTTCAAAACACACATTGGAAAATCGAATATACGTTGGTCGTAACGAATCATGTCAGAATGATTGGTCATGAATAGCCCTTGTCTTATATTTCCTTTCATCCATTCACGATGCATTCGTCTAAACCATACAGCTTGCGACGAAGCAAGGGTTACTGATGCAGAGCGTGTTTTTTTCCAACGCTGCATTTTATGCTGCCAAAAGTAAGTGCCTCCGGGAGGAAATAAATAAATACTATCTGACCATGGCTGTTCATTTAAACCATCCATTGATGGTGTGTAGTACGAATCAGCACAAACATAACAGTTTGCCTTATCTGAGCTGGCTACATCTAAGTCAATACCACCCAATAATGCATGGGCACTTTGCACTAGATCATAGTTTGATATCAATTCAAAATCTTCGTTCTCTACAAAAGGTCTCATTGAACAACGTCTTCCAGAGAATTTTCACTAGTAGTGTTATAACAAATTTCAAAATAACGAATTCCGTTTGTATCGTTAATTACATAAGCAGCTTTTTCAGTAGGATCAATCTTTTGTGCTGCCTCTAAAATTTTACGAAAAGTTTCCGCTAGTTCACCGTTGTCATCACGTTCACAGCTTTCTTCTGCTGAATGAACTTCTTTAAGTGTCATATAAAACATCGAACGCTCTTGGTCAGGCTGAAAGCACATCACGCCGGGACCTTCAAGCTCCCAGAATTTTACATATTGTTTTCCCAAATCAGCAAGAATTATCTTTACTGTTGTGTCCAACATCCTCGTCTTAGTAAGATCAGGCTCTTTGCCTAAAATACTAAGTAAAAGTTTTTCTCTTCTGTTCATTGGATTAAACCTTGACGACGTAATGAATCGAGTAGTTTAGTTTGAGGCTGGTAGATAACCACCATTTTTCCCAAGACTCCTTTTCTCTTGATGAGTTTACCATTTTCATCTTTAAGTTTTTTAAATTCAGAGGATCTAATCAAATACTCTGCAACACATCTCAGTCTTCGCTTAAGAGGCAGCTCTGCTTTTGGGAATTTCCCACAAATTGTATCGGGCTCTAAATCTCTAAATGCTATGCGCAACCTGTTTGCCAATGTCATACTTGAACCCTCATCCTCTTCTTCATAATTTTTTAAAATTTCTAGATATCTCTTGAGCTCGGGCGTAGCGAAAGACCCCTCAGGCGGTAAGAAAATTTCTATTTGACGTGCTAAAGATTTAGGCAGCACCTCTGCATAGTTTTCTACAGTAACCTCGTCTATATCGAATCCGTAAAATCTATAGCTCATAATTTTGGATGATCAACATCATCGTCAGGTTTAGGAATATCTTTATAAAGCTCTCGGCCTCCGATGCCCTTATGGAGAATTTGTTTTTCTACAGGGTTTTTTGCAAAAGTTTGCACAAGGTTGTTCCAGGGAATTCTCAAATATCCTTTAAGCTTTGCGTCTCCGGCAACGTTGACATAATGAATACCTGCTTTCCATCCCTTATTTTCGTTGTGCATGCCTATTTTTATCCAATTCCTTATAGTTTGTGGAGTTACGTGTAATCTCTTAGCACATATTTCAAGTGTGATGTACTCATCGGCGTGGCATCTTGGATCTAGTACATCAGTCTCTCCGTTTTGATAACGGCTATGCCAAATACTATTTAATGCTTTGTTTACATTTTCAAGCTCAGTTCCGATTTTTTTAAGGCAGCGCGAGATTTCATCTGGCATATCGCTTTTTATTTTTAATAATGCTAATCTATACACGAAGTAAATGTCTAGTATGCAAGAAAAAATCCCTTCCAGCACTCCTGCTCAAGCACAAGAGCTGCCACAATATGAACAGAGCCTTCAAGAACCTATGTTTAATCCTGAAAACATTGAAGCATTGAAGGCACGCGCACGAGATCTTGCGATGCAGCAAGCAATTGCAGCTCGTAGTATGCAGCCACAATCAAATCCGACGCCTCTTCCACAGATTGCCCAGGTCCCACAAGCTCAACCTCGTCCTCAGCCACTTCCGAGACAAACATACCAACAACCCGTGCCAGAACCTAATGTTGTTTATCTGCGGCGTAATTTAACCATAGCAGAAGTTCTGTTGATCTTGGCACTGTCAACGGGAATCTTGGCAGGAGTCCAATTTGCCTGGGGTTTCTCTACAGATATTTTATCTCGTATTGAGATTAGGGAAAAATAAAAGATTTATAATTGTAACAGAACTTGCTTGATTTTCGGTGGCTAATAGAAAAATTACGGAGATGCCCAGTATTGAGGGTGGCTCTATTGTTGATGAGGATCTGCTTACAGTCGTAGCTGTTAACGAAGCAGATCCTTCTTTACGTAATAAGAAATTTCAATTTGATGAGTTAGTCGTTTATCTGGATCAGTACTTCCAGAATACTAGTGGCAACACATTTTCAGGAGATATTATTGTTGGCGGTAACGCAACAATAAGTGGGTTAACTACTACATCTGGACTTACAGTCACCCATGCTGCCGCCGTTTCTGGCCTGACTGTACAGGATGATGCAATTGTTTCCGGAACTATTAGTGGAGGTATTGTTTCAGGTAATACTTCGTCTTTTAACCAATCTGAAATTCAGATCGGCACAATTGTAACCCTTACTGGCACAACCTTCACTTATTCAACAGGTGTTGTAACTTCTTTTTTTTCAGGAGCAGTTATAACAGGTGATACAATTAATGCTTTAAATTTTGCAACTTCTAATTTTACAGCAGCTTATATTAGCGGCGGAACTGTTACAGGAATCTCTGGCGAATTTGGAACTTTAACAGCGCAAAGTGTTACGTTAAGTGGAGTTACTGTCACTGATGCACTTACAGTAAGTGGTGCTCTTGGTGTAAGCGGACTTTTAACTGCGTCAGGTGCTTATATAACAGGAACAATAACTGGCAACACTATTACTGGAAATTCCATTTATGGCACAAGTGGTATCTTTACATATGTATCAGGCACAACTATTACTGGCGATTTAATTTCGGTAACTAGTGGAGTATATGCTCACGTTTCAGGAGCAACCATTACAGGAAATAATATTTCAGGAGCAGGTGGACAATTTGCACACCTTTCAGGTGCGACAATCACGGGAGATGCAGTTTCAGCAACTGTAGTCACAGGTGTGTCGGGAGTGTTTACAAATATTTCCGGAACTTCCGGAGTATTTACTAATATCACCGGCACTAATATTCAAGCAAACCGTATGGATGTTGAGACGGGAGTCTTTCAAGACTTAACCGCTGTCAACATGACTTTCCAAGGAGATCAAACAATTAGTGGAAATTTCACGGTTACTGAAAATCAGGTAATCAGTGGAAATCTAAGGGTCGCAGGAAATATAACAGGCGAATCAAATTTAATTATTGAACAAACTGGATTTATCGAAAATATTGTAAGTTCAGGAATTATTTCCGGCTCGACAATCAATGGGAATTTAGTTCAAGCAAATTCAGGAGTCTACACTTACTTATCTGGAGCCACCATTACCGGAGATTTAATCTCAGGAACGAGCGGTGTATTTACAAACCTTTCAGGCTCGACAATTACTGGAGATACGATTCAAGCAACTAGTGGAATT